TGCCCACACAGCAGCCGCCTGCGCCGTCTCGAACACGCGCAGCCGGCGGTCCTCGTCGTAGAACGTCTCCCGGCCGTCGACGACGATGTAGCCCTGCTGTCCGGCATGCCACTCGATCGCCAGCCGTGGTGTGCTCTCCCGTTTCACTTGGCCTTCTCTCTCTCTGGATGCAGCCCGGCGCGCTCGAGGCGCTCCAGCGTTGCCGCCACGAACTGAGGCTCCAGCTCGATGCCCACGCCCCGCCTGGCCAGCTCCTCGCACGCTAGGAGTGTTGCGCCACTGCCAAGGAATGGATCCAGCACCGTCTGTCCCGGCGAGGTCGAGTTCTCAATCGCCCGCAGCGCCAGGCCCACGGGCTTCTGTGTCGGGTGCAGATAGTCCTTGTAGGCGTCCACTCGCACGTGCCAGACGTCCGTCTGCGAGTCGTCGACGATCCGGATCCGCTCTACTTTGCCGTCCAGGATGAACCGCCTGTCCGTCCTGCGTGGCTTCACCGCTCGGACTTCCACCGCCTTCCCGCCTGGCCCGATAAGCACTACGCCGGATCCCAGCATCGCTTCGTCGGCGTTCCCGACGTCGGGAGCCTCTGTGGCCACCTCCCACACCGTCGTCTCTCCCGCCGGAGGCCGCATCGGCCTCCGGCCCTGGCGCACGGCGTAGATGCACGTCTCGTGCGCGTACGCCAGGTCCGCGAAGCTCAGCGTCGGCCGATTCTTGACCCATATCACCAGGTGGGCCACGCGCAGGCCGTTGCGCTTCAGGGCGTCGTAGAACACGTCCATCGTGGTCTCGGCGCACCACACGTAGTGTGCTGCCTCGGGCTTGCTCCGCCGGGCGATCTGTTTGAGCGCCCCGAGCAGCATCCCCCTAAAGCCCTTCAGGCCCTCGGCATCCCAATCTCCCCTCAGCGCTTCCCACTTCCCGTTGTGATCCCGATAGGCGATGCCGTAGGGCGGATCCGTGTACACGAGGTCCGCCTTATCCCGGCCGAGTGCCCGCTCGTACGTCTCCGCCAGCGTGCTGTCCCCGCACACTAGTCGGTGACTCAGTCCGGCGTCACTGTGGCTCCTGGCCGTCCATGTGTCCCCCCGGCGCACCCGCCACTTCGCCTGCAGTTCGTCGTTGCCTGGCACCGTCGCCGTCGGTCGCTTGCGCTTGCTCGACAACATGGCCGTCAGCCGCCTGGCGTCGTCGCTATCGAAACCGGTCCCGGCCAGCCCGGGCGTGCGCCGCATGGCCTTGCTCAGCGCCTTTAGCAGCTTGGGCTCGTGCCAGCCGCCGAGTTCCACCAGCCGATTGTCCGCCAGGGTGTACGCCTTGCCGTCCTCCGGGCCCAGGCGGATCCCCCGCACGACGGGAGCCAGCCACATGCCGTCGGCGTCGACAGCGATGCCGGCGGGCCGTTCTTCCTCGGCCGCCATCGCCTGGCGCAGCCGCTCGAGCCGGCCGTGGCCTGCCAGCACGAGCCCGGTCTCCTCGTTGATGAGCACCGGGCTGACGAATCCGAAGCGCGCCATGCTTTCGCTCAGCGCGCCCATATCGTGGTCCTTGCTGTTCTCGGGATCCGGCCGCAGCGCGTCCAGCCGCATGTGCTCGACCGTCAGTTGTGTCCCCCCTGGGGTTCCCGGCTTCGCCCTGGTCACGCCGGCATCATAGCACGACTTCGGAGGTAGACGGTGACATGCCAGCCCCGCCAACATGCGCCGCCCTTTACCGCTGGCCTGACCTCCCACCAGATCCCGGCTATCCGACGATCAGGCTTTCCCAATCCGCCGTGAGCGTCTGGTGTTCCCCTGGCGCGACCGGCGGCTCCTGATCAAGATCCTCGCCGTCCAGCCAGTCCCTGGCTCGCAGGGCTGCCTCAAGCACGTTCAGGCCCTGGCCATCGACGTAGTCGTCCGCCGTCTCGTCCGGGCTGAACCTGTCCTCGATCATGCCGCTGCTCAGCCCCAAGCGCAGCACTGTCACCTGGGCATCGATCGCTGCGCGGTGATCGTCTCCGAACGCACTGTGCGCACGCACCCTGGGCTTCATGGCCTCCAGCGCGTCGGCTTCGGCCTTCACTCTCTCCGGCGTTGGCTGCTCGCTCATACCAGGGGCCCTCCCGGTCCCCTCTCTGCCATCGATCATCCCCTCCTCCCCGGCGGCTCCGAGGTAGCTAACTCTGCCAAGGCCCTCGTCAATTCAACGTCGCTATCGTTCCATTCTGCTATGGTGTCTCCGGACAGGATGGCGCTGCCTATCTTGCTTCCTCGTAGGACAGCTTCAATGGCCTTTTTGTAACGGGCTGTGATAGCTGGAAGTCGCTCCAGCTCCCGCACCCGCTCCTTCGGCGTCAGTTCCCCGGCCATGTCATGGTCTCCAGCCTTCCCTGGGGGATCAGCATGGCGATCTCGTGATGGCTGGTCACCCGCAGGTACTTGCGTTCGACGGCCTTGATCGTCACGCCTCGCTGCTCGCCGTCGACGATCGGTTCCGGCAGCAATTCCGCCACCTCGCCAGGCCTCAGCAGGCAGACACGCGCCGGCCCACCGACTTCCTTGGTGGCACACACCAGCGCGACAAAGTCTCCGTTCGCTCGCAGCCGCCGAGCTTCGTCGGCCGGGAAGTTGAACGTCCAGGCCACTCCCCGTTCTCTCACCAGCGGCCGGGCGGCCATGCTCGTCTTGATCAGCAAGTCGCACTCGTCGTTGACCCGGTATCGGGCCCACGTCGCGCCCGGGCTGGTCTCGATCATGCGCAGCGTCGTCGGACGATCGCTCCTGACCAGTTTCGTCAGCACGATCCCGTGCAGGTACTCGAACTTGGCTACTGCCATTCTCACCTCCCTTTTCCTGCAAGCAGCCGCTCGTGAGCGGCGATGACGTCGTTGACCTCTCCGATCGTCAGGTCTCCCCTGGCGATCCGCACCAGCATCGACTCGCCGTCCTCGTAGCCGTCGGCCCAGGCCGACGTAGCCACGTCCTCGAGCGCCTCGAGCAGTTCCTGGAGCGCCGCCTGTGGGTTGCCCGCCAGAACAAAGCGATAACTGTAGGACTGGCGATCCAGGGACTGGCCGTGCCTGGGAGCTATCTTGACGACGTTCCACGTGTGCCGCGCTTCGTCGTCCAGCCGTGTGCCCCCCAGCGCCACCAGCGTTGCGTGCAGCGCCGCGGCCAGCCGCTTGCTGGCCACGCTGTACTCGCTGACCTTCCTGTGTCCATCGGGCCACGGATAGATCGTCAGGTCACTGACCAGGTGGAACACGCTTAGTTTCTCCCCGGGCTTCGCCTGGCGCAGTCGCCGACCGTCCCGCACGTCCGCGGCGCACGTGCCACACAGCGCAGTCATCAGCAGCGTGGTTTTGCCGCAGCCGCCGACGCATGGCACCGCCTTCAGCCGCTGACTCATACTCGCCTCCGCTCATACTCGATTGCTGCCTTCTCGGCCAAATCCGCCTGTTTTGACGCCTCCAGGATCCGGTTGAGCACTCCGTCGTGCCGGTGGTCCCACCGATGCAGGGCGTCCACGGCAAAGCGCAGGCGCGTCCTGGTCTCGTGATCCGGGTGGGTCTCGATGGCCCGCTGCAGGCTGTCAAAGGTTCCGCTCATGGCCGGCGCTCCGTGGCATCGATGATGTACTGCAGCAGCGCCGCCTTCCCGCTCTCGAAAATCCGTCTGGCGATCTCCAGGTCCTCCTGGGCCCGCCCAGCGTACTGGAAAGGCCCCGTCGATCGCAGCAGGGCGTCGGCCTTGGCCGCCTTCTGTTTCGCCTCCTCGAGAGCCTTGGCGTCGACGGCCACGCCGATGGCCAGCTCTTGCAGGCGCTCAATGAACTGCTCTGGAGTTGGTCGCACGCGCGCCCCGTTTGTCATGGCCGCCACTTTCCTGCCGGCAGATCCGGGAACAGCGCTTGCCCTGCCGCGGCCTCGAGCTTCTGGCCATCCGCGGCGATCGCCTGGGTCTCGCCGGCCGGCCAGCCAAACTCGCCTGAGCTCGTCTCTCTCACGGCATCCTCTCCCGCACTGCATCACAGAACGTCATCAGCTCGCCCACGTCCCAATCGCCGTTGGCGTCGGGCTTCGGGCACTGGACCAGCATTCGCCTGTCGTCGCGCCAGGCCTCGATGTGTGCCTCGGCTTGCCAGAGCGACTTCCCGCCGGCCCGGCGATACGCCGCAACTATGCTGGCCAGGGTCTCCGGCGTCTCGAGTGCTGCCGACGTCACCGGCGACGCCGCCTCGGCGATCAGTTTGCCGGCCTCCTCCTCGATCTCCGCCAGGCGTGCCCGCACCTCTTTGGTATCGATCCACGCCGTGTCTTCGCCGTTGGAGGCGGCCAGCGCCTCGAGCGTGGTCAGGCGATCGTAGGCTTCCTTGAGCTTCGTCGTCACTCGTCATCCTCCTCGTCGTCGTCCCGCTCCGCCATGTGCGGGGCCGGCAGCATCTTCAGTATCGCCGCCCCGATCGCCTGCTCATCGCTCGATCCCCTCGGTCAGGCGGTAGGCGGACCTGACCAGTTCGTCAAGATCTTTCTCGGACAGCTCATCGACAACCTGCTCCACCTTGGCCACTTTGGCGGTCCGGGTCACAACCTGTACCGCCGCTCGGTCGATGATGCGCCGGATTCGGCGCGCGTGCCACTTCTGTTTCCCTGTGAACATCCCTATCCTCCTCTCCCTAGGTCGCTCATGGCCGCGCCGCCACTCTGGTGATGAACCTGGTGTGCGGGCTGTAGATGGTCACATAGCGATTTGTCTCCGTGCCGTCAGCTCGCACAACCTGGCCCCTGATCTCCAGCTCGTCTTGCCATCTGATGGCGAACCGCAGGATCCGGCACCTGTGCGTGATCAGTCGCAGGTCGACTCGTCCCTCTTCGCTGTGCCACTCGATGACGTCCCCGACGCCCACCCCCCAGCACCGCCTGGCCACGACCTCTCCGATGGCGTTCTCTGCGTCGGCCTCGGCTCCCTCGGCCTTCTCCAGCGCCGCCTGGGCATCGACCCGGGCCGCCTTGGCTCGCCTGTAGGCGTCCTCGAGAGCCCTATCCGCCGCAAGCGTGCCCTTGATCGTCATTGCGGGCTCCCCGCCGCCTGCGACAGCGGCCGCGTCTCTTCCTCGCGGCGCTTGCCGGCAATCCAGGCGTCGACCGCCGTGCTCTCGAGCGTCCACGCAAACTCTGGCGCGACGACCACCGTCGGGCCCGGCAGCTCGGCGATGATCTCGCGCTTGAATGCCTGGTGGTACCGCGCCGCCTGCGGGCACCTCTCGGCGTCGAAGGCCCGGGCTTCCGTCGGTGTTTGGCGCTCACCAAAGTGGTCCGCCAGGATACTCAGCGCCAGGTCGGCCGGCCCGCTGCCGTGGTATCCCCACTCAAATCCCGTCGGGCTGTGCCAGACAACATGGCGCAGCGGCTCGGCGGGGCCGGCGACCATCAGCAGCCGAGTCACCGTCGTCTCGCCATCGGGCCTTGTCGTCTGCACATGGTCCTCGCTGAATGCCTGGACCGTCACTCGGCATCCGTCCGGCGCTCTCGTCCCTGTGTAGATCTTGATCATCCTGTGCCTCCTTTAGGGCTGGTGCGCCCTGCTCCGGGTCGGTCCCATGACCGGCCCGGCTCCACGACGCGCCTGACTTTATCCTGTGATTGCTGCTGGCCAGATCGCCGCGTAGACGTCGGCGAAGATCTCCGGCGTGATGAGCAGTCGCCTGAGAAGGTGCTCGAGCTCGTACTTCGTCGGCTTGCACTGGCTCCGCAACTCGACCCAAAGCTCATTCGAGAGCGTTCTCTGTAACTCGATGACGGCCGGGGATGGCTCCAGCATCCCGGCGTCGTCCAGATCCAGGCGCAGTTCCTGGGCGCGCCCCGTGATCACCGCTGGCCTCCGGTCCTCGCGCTTGCCAGCACGTCCTCGATTTTCTCAAACACCAGCCTGGGCAGTTCGTTCTTTCGCACGCCCAGCTTGTGACACACCACCTTGATCGCGTTGGCGGCCGTGTTGCGGGTGACCCCCATCGATGCGCTCACCTGAACATACGTCGCTCCCCGCGATGCCTGCCTGGCGATCAAGCGCTCCCGTGGGGTCAGCAACTCGGCCTCGTCAGCGAAGGGGTCCGCCAGGATCTCCTGGATCCTCTTCGTGGCCCGCAGGCCCTTGGCCTCCTCGATCGTCATCCCTCGCCTCCCGCCGTGTTGGCCGCCGCCCGGGGGATAAGGCCCTTGGCCTCGGCCCGGCCCACCACGATCGTCCAGGCCTCGAATTCCGTCGGGCCCATCGTTCCGGCCTGGGCTCGCACATCGATCCGCTCGGACCACTCGTTCACCCAGGCGGCCGTCGCCCGCTTGGCGGTCTCCAGCGCCGATAGCGTCTCCCCGTCCTGCGCTGCCCGCGTCCTGGCCGCCGTGTACTTGCCGCACCACGACGCCAGCCATTCGACCACGTCGCCTGGCTCGAACGGCGAGTACCGCAGCAGGAGTTCGACCTCTTTCCCCTTCGTGCCTTTGGGCAGCACGTCGCCGGCCATGAGCGACTCGATGATGTCCTTGGGCCATGCCGCTATGGCATCCGGCTTCGCGCTTGCAGCCGGCCGCGCACTCGTCGACGGCGCATCCGCCGGCACGTCGGTCGGCGTCACCGGCAGACCGTTGCCTTCACTCTCGCTCTCACCTGCGCCTTCGTCGCTGTCGCCGAGGTCCCGGATGAGCTCGCCTTCGATTGCTTCGTCCTCGTCCACGGCCGCCCGACTGGCCGGCAGACGCATGATGGCTCCCGGCTCGAGGCTCGGCGTGGCGCTTGCCTGCAGTGCCATCAGCCGCTGCCTCACCCAATTCGGATCCGCCTCGATCGACAGCAGGCTCTTGGTCATCCGCTTGCGCTCGCCCGTCCCTGGATCTGGCCGGATGATCTCTTTCGGCCGCCGTCGCAGCACCAACGGGATTCCCACCAGGCCCTGCTGGCCACCCAGCAGCCGGTAGGCCTCGAGTTGCTCGCTCAGGTGGACGATGTCGTACACGCTGCCAGTCAGCACCGTGACGTACGCCGCCCGGCGGAGCACCGGCAGCAGCGCCTTCAGTCGGCCGGCCGGCTTGCACATCAGTGGCTTGTCGTGCGCGGGCCCGTACATCAGCACCGGCTTGCTGCCGTCGCAGGCCCGGCGTTCTCCGGTGTCGACCTCGAGGCCGCCCTTGACGGACGGCGCACCCCTCTTGGGGTCGTATTCGTATTGCACCCACTCGCCGTCGCATCTGTGGATCATCCCGCCAGCGAGATAGGCTTCGCGCCAGGCCTCGAAGTTCTCCTCTACGCTGGGGAACGGCAGCAGAATGTCGATCTCGTCCGGCTTGCCCTCGGCCGCCGTGCCATAGTGCTTTTCGAAGATAGCCTTGGCCTCCGCCTCTCGCTCGTCGAACTCAACCCGAAAGTACGTGAGGTCCTGGCCGATCCGAGTCGTGCGGCCGCTGGCGTCTCGCGGCGCTGCCCCACCCTTGCGGATCCGCCCAATTTCAGGAAATTTCGCATGTCGATCGGTGAGTCCTTTTATGGGTGACACGAATTGCCTCTCTAGCGGAAGTGTTCCGCTGTATGGCATCGGGCGCACAAGCGCTCGATGTTCGACGGCTCATTGTTCCTTGGGTTTCTGTCCTTGTGGTGCCGAACCACTCGGGCCTGATCGGGCGCAATCCCACATCGATTGCATGGCCCTATCGGGAAGGCTTTCCTGGTTCGGCTCCTGGCTGCTTGGGGCTTTACGTCATTGCCCTTCCAGTTCCAATGTGCTTCGCCCTTCGGGGCCTTGCCACGATTGAATTCGTTCGCCCCCGGTTTCAGCCATGGCGTCCCTTTGGCGGCCTGTGCCAATCCGAAGCATCGTTTCGAACAGTATTTCGCCTTCGGATGCCTGCTGCGATCGACGGCCTCGTCTCCACATTGCTTGCACCGCCCGATGCGCCTCATCGCCGCTCCTCGCCCCATAGGGCTGTCTTGATGGCCCGCAGCTCGTCGGCCGCCAGTGGCGGCGGTGCGAGCTCTGGGTAATTGGCGATCACCTTGTAGTAGTCGGCCAGGTCCCGCTCCCTGGCGGCCTCGACTGTCGTCTCGCTGATGTGGCCCCCCGGCTGGCAGCCCTTCAGGCACTCCACGCGCCAGTCGACCTCGCCTGGCTGGCCCGGCACTGCATGCCCCATCAGAACGACCGGGCCCCAGCACTGCGCACATCGCCTGCGCCGCGCCTGGCCCCACGGCATCCTTGTCACAGCGGCATCTCCTGTTGCTGCACGCTGGCCCCGACTTTGTATTGGGCGTCCGGGTTCTCGGCCTTTGCGTCGTCGATCCAGCGCTTCACCATCGCCCGGGTGTTCGCCTCGGCTCGCAGCCGGCCGACGCCGTGATTCCATCCCTGGCATACGCACTCACATACCGGACCGGCGGCGTCGTAGCACCTGCTGTCGCACCGCCGGCCCGTGCCATCCGAGTTGCTCTCGACGATGAGCGCCGGGCTCACGCGCCTGCCTGCCGACGCTCGGGCAAATTGCCGAAGGCCGTGCGGAACCGTTCTTCGCTGGCCTGCTCCGCCTTCGCCTGGGCGTCGACCGGCTGGTACGCCCGGATGATGGCGTCGTCGATCTCAAGCGTCGTCTGCGCGCTGCCGAAACCGTGCGCGGCCCGCAGGTGGACCACCATCGGCTCTCGCGCGCGCAGTGCTCCGCACTTGGCGCACCGGAACACCGTGAGATCCGCCGATGCCTCGAGCACTCCTGCTGCGTCCGCCATTTGCGTCTCCCTTCCCTGTGTTGCGGTCCGGTTGACCGCTCCCTGGCCGGCCGCACACGAGTGCGGCCGGCGAAGGCAGTGGTCACTGGTCAGTGGTCAGTGGTCAGTCACTCGATGACTTCGCCCATGTCCTCGAGTTCCTGTCGTCCCCTGCCGGGGCTCGTCAGGCTCCAGCCACACCAACACCGTTCCAGCCGCTGGGTTACCCGGCCGTCCCGGTTGACGTGGGCGTGCAGCCCGCAGCCCGTGCAGACGTGGGCCGCACAGTGGTCGTTGAACTCGAACATGTGGAGCCCCGTGTTCGGATCCACATGCACGCACGCCGTGCGGCCGAACTCGGCCTCGAGCAGCGCCTCATCGGCCCGCTCTGCCGCCTCCTCGGCTGCGCAGTCGGCGGCATCGTGCTCGCTGTCCGGGTACAGGTCGGGCCCACTGAGGTCAGCGCCTTCGTCGGTCATCGCTTCTTCGCTTCCTGCTGGGCCTGCTTGATGAACACCAGCGCCAGGTTTGCATCGCCCTTCGGGCTCTCCAGCTGCTCCAGCGCCAGACCGAGGCTGCCAGCTATGTTGACGAACCTCAGGTATGCCTGGTCCAGCTGGTGTGCGATGTCCTTGGCCTGGACCTTCCACAGCGCCAGGTCCTTCTCGAGGTTGCCCTGGTCGGGAACCCACCCTGCCGGCGACCGCTTCGCACCGGCCTCCGCCGGCAGTTCGCCGCCGACGGCCGGTGCGAGCCCGAGCGTCTCCAGCAGCTCCCTCAAGTCGTCGACTCGCTGATCGAGCTCGTCGTTGAGGCTTGTGATCGTGCCGAACGCCGGACCGTCATCGAGCCCCTGGATCATCAGGATCCTGGCGGCCTCGGCTTCAGCCTGCGCCGCCTTCAGCGCGTATGCCAATCGACGGATCTGTCTCTCGATCTTCTCGTTCATCCCATCCTCCCGTGTCAGGGCCGGATCGCCCACCGAGGCCGGTGACGTCTCGTCGTCGCCGGCCCGTGGTCGGTTATCCGGTGCGGTCGATCGTGCTGCGCTTCCGATGCGGGCTCGTCTCTCCCGCTGCCCGCCTTGCGGCGTCGGCCGGCTTCAGCGGCCCAGCCTTCACACATCCCGGCTGGCTGACGACGGTCTCTGGCGGGTAGCCATACATGCGCTCGAACGCCTCCCGGGCCACGTCCTCCGGCGTGCCGGCGTCGTACATGATGAACAGGCCCTTGCCGTTTCCGTTTCCGTTGCGTTTGGCCATCCCCGTGTCCTATGAGTTGAGGCGGGCCAGCCGGCGACCATCCTGCAGCGTCTTGGCATTGGCCTGGCAAACCTCGGCGACGCGGTCGAATGACTCGCTCGCGTGCAGTACCTCGCCAGCAACCGTCCGCATTCCATCGGTGAACACGGTCGTGCGCTTGCTGTGGCCGTCCCTGATCGTCGTACCGGCGTGCCCGATCCCGGCGACGACCATCGCCGCGTAGACCGGGTCACTAGTGCTGGCCACGTACTCACCATCGAACGTGTAGACCTTCCACCTCGGTGATGCGCCCATGTCCCTGTGTCTCCTGGGCGGTCCGGTTGACCGCTCCCTTCCGGGGCCGACACCGTCGGTCCCGGCGTGGCAGCGTTCAGCGTCCGTTGGCGATCTCAACGAGTTGCCTTGCGTACTTGGGCAGTTTCTTGCTCAGCAGAGCGTCCTGCTTTTCGCTCAGCGTCCGGCCGGCCATGGCCTGTTCGGCGAACGACGTCAGGATCTCGGCGTCGACGCCACTGAAGCCGCGGCCATTGTGCTCGGTGGTGACGTGCGATGCCTGCTCGGTTGTCGTCTGCCGCTCGTACAGCGCCAGAAGCGCTCGCACCCTGGCCCGGCGATTCTCCGCCAGAAGCGTCCTGACGCGCTCGGCGGTCCACTCGGCGGCCTGCGCGTTCATCGCACCACCTCGGTTGTCGGCGGCAGCGCCTCGAGTTGGCGCACGACGTCGTCGACGACTTCCTGCTCATCCGGGGCGGCGTCGAGGCATGGCCCCCGGTCGTATTCAAAGACCGGCATGGTCATCCGCATGTCGCTCCGTCGGAGCGGGCGCTCGATGTACAGCTTGCTGATCCGCCCGCCCGCCATCCCGAATTCGGCGCTGGGCTCGTCCCACACCATCGCCTGTCCGCGCAGTCCGCCGCGAATGGCAAACCGCACCCAGCCGTTCTTCCGTCGGTGGTCCCGTGTGATGCTGATCTGGTGTCTCGTGGCCATTGCGGCCTCCCTGTGTCTGGCTCGTCTCATCAGGCCGGCGGTAGCCATTCGCCGGCGACGTCGGTGGCCATTGACGATGACGCGCGTCCAACCGCATGGCCATCGACGTTTCGACCTGGGAGTGGCCCTCGGCGCACGGGCGGCTCTCGGCTGGCATTCCCCCGTCCGGTTTCCCTGAGGCGTCCGCGGTCTCCCGAGTGAGCCGCAGGTCTCCGGCTGGGGTGACGCCGACATCTGGCCGGCCTCGTGCGCTGTTGCCGCTCCCACCGGCGGGCCCGACGGGTGTCGGGCTCGCAGGGTCGATGCGTCAACCGCTGTCACTCGCCTTGGCGCTCCCATTCAACATCGAGGTCCGGCTCGGGGCGCTCTTGCCGCCGCGGAGGAGGCAGCGGCCCGTGCGCCTGCGGGAGCGGACTCTCCGGCATCTGTGCCGGGCCGATATCGACGCCGCTCCTCGTGCGCTTGCTTGTCCTGGGCGGCCATTGCGGATTGAACGGGTTAGTCCGCATCTTCTCGTCCTCCCGGCCATTCGGCCATGATGTCTTCCGGCTCGCGTTCCTCGGCGACGATGCCGGTGTTGCCGTAGGCGTCCCTGGCCAGCCGGTATTCGATCATCCGTCGCTCGCGCCTGGGCTCGAAGCCAATCACCGTTCGGCCGATCGCCTTCCCGCGCCATCCCAAGCGCCTGGCGGCGGAGATCGCTCTCTGGCAATCCGCAGGCCGGCTTGTGTACACGTGATCGCTGGCCTTGCGGCAGACTCGGATCCCGTAGAGCCCGACCACCACAAAGCGTTTGCTGTTGTCCATCGCTCTCCCTGTGTCGGGCCTGTTTGCCCGCGCCGCCCGGCGACTCCCTTGCCTCTGAAGTGATCGTTGGCCAGGTGGTTAACGCAATGTCGTTCGCGTGTCGTCGGGCGGGGCCGGAGTTCAGGCTCAGCCTCGGATGAGCTTGCCGATCCAGGCCTCGGCTTCGTCGCTACTCTTGAAGGTGCGCTCAAGCGTGACGCTCGTGTAGTAATGCGTCTCGGTCCCGCCTCCGCGCACTCGCACATCGTTCACTTCGACGTGGACCATCTTGCGGGTCGTGCTCGATCCCTGCGTCTCCCACTCGGCCCGGGCGCTGTAGACACCGTCCTGCTCGACATGCTGCAGGCCGTTCGTTGCCTGGCGCACCACTTCGGCTGCTTGCTCTTGCTCCGTCAGTTTGGTAGCCATTGCTCTCCCTGTGTCTTGGGCTCGTGTTGCCCTTGCCGGCTCGGACTGTCGTCCGGGCCGGCCGGGGTTCACCAGCAGTTGGCGACGACGTCCTCGAGCACTTCCGCTTCCCGCGGCGTGCAGACCGCCATGATCGTTGCGACCTCTTCGTCGCCGATCAGATCCGGCTTCGCCCAGGCAATGGCCTTGGCGGCCGTCAGGCCGGTCCGCATCTGTCCGAGGTGGCGTTCGACTTCCCTGGCGACCCACTGGCCGCTCGGGCGGTCGACCGTGCCGAGGAACACCTTCGTCTGATGCAGGAACCTGGTAGCCATCGTCGTTCTCCCTGTGTCACCGGGCGATCCCCGGTCGACGGCGCAGGGCAGGTCACTCGGAGCCATGGCCTCGAGTCGTCTCTCCCGCCTGCGTCGTCGACCGGGCCCGACGGAAGTCGGGCCGGTTTCACTCTCTGTTGTCGTGTGGGGGTTTCCCCAGGGGGGCTGTCCGGTGCGGCTCCCATCGCCGTCCTGCCCTGGGTTCTCTTTCGTCCTGGTCCGCTCGGTCCGGGGGGATCCCGTTCGGCTGTTTGGCTTGCCTGCGGTGGGAGTCCGCCTGTGCGTTCCGGGGGTCTACATCGGCCCTTGCTCCGCCTTCTCTCGCCCACCTTCGGCCGCCGTCCTGGCCTCTGGTCCGTCTCGATCGGTTGGTAAGGTCCCTGTGTCCTACGCCCATCATTATCGCCGAGCCGGCCCTTTTTGTCAACGTCCGGCTGTCCCTGGGGGCCCGATTTTGTGCTCAAATCGGCTCTCATCAGCCTCTCATAATCGGCTGTGGCCGGCTACCGGCCGGGCGGCCCTTTTCGGTCTTCCCGTCGTCGGGAACGGTGCTATCATGCAGCGGGACCGCTCGGCGGCTACCACCTCGGGCCTTCGGCCTGCGGCCTTCCTGAGAGTGGGCTTCCCACCTGCTCTCGCCTTCTCCATCGGAAGGTCCCTGTGTCGGGCTGTGGGTCCTGACGGCCCGAGGTTGAAGTCGCCGAGCCACCGATGGAGCCACCTCTTCATTCCGCCCCTTCCCGTGTTCCGTTGCCCCGCCTCGAGGCGCTCGCTCGTCAGTTGGGATCCCTCGATGTCGTGAGCCTTACGCCAATCCTGGTGCGGGACGTCGTCTGGCTCGTGAACGTCGCCAGGGCGGCCGATGCCTTCCTCGAGGCGCTCACTCAGATGCGCATCGGCTTCGGCCAGCAGGCCGACGTCCATGGGGCCGAGGACGAGTTGCGGAGAACACTCCGCTCATGAGACGCCGCGCCCGGCCAGCCCTCAACTTCGAACTCCCGTCCCGGGCCCGGGCGCGCTCGACGGATCCACCGACATCCTGGCAGGCCGCTGCCAGCATCGCCGGTATCCGTGACTCTCAGGCGAAGATCTACTCGATCCTGCTGCGACATGGTCCGCTGCACGACGAGGCAATTCTGCCGCTGTTCGTTGCCGCCTTCGGTTCGATCTCGCCGTCCGGCTGTCGCTCTCGCCGTGCCGAGCTCGTCGACGCCGGCCTGGTGCAGCCCTTCCGTGGCGAGCCGCATCTCGTCGTCCTGCCGTCTGGCCGATCCTCCGTCAGGTGGGCCGCCATCCCCATCACTGACTGGCAGGCGGCTCGTGCTGGGCTGCCAGTCCAGCCGGTGCTCCTGTGAGCCTCGAGGCCATAACCGCCGCATGGCGCAACTCGCGCCAGAAGGGCGGCGCGCTTCTGGTGGTCCTAGCTCTTGCCGACTACGCCGACGACAACGGCCTCTCTTGGCCATCGATCGAACGCTTGGCTTCCAAAGCCAGGCTCTCCGACCGGCAGACTCAGGCTGTCCTTCGTGATCTGGCTACCGCTGGCGAGATTGCGATCGAACGGGGGCGTGGTCCGAAGGGGGCCAATCGCTACCGCATACTCTTGCCCATCCACTGGGGTGCAGTTTCTTCACCCCCAAAAGAGGCCGGGGTGCAGCCCGCCACGCCTGGGGGTGAAGTTTCCAGCACCGAGGGGGTGTTGCCCACCTCACCCGAATCCTCCAGAGATTCCCTCATGGATTCCACCAGTAAGAGGGCGCGGCGCAAGCGCCGCGCCCGCCCGGGTGTCCCTGCTGCCGTCGAGTTGCATCGCCGTATCACAGGCGTGTACCTCCCGAAGGTGACCTGGCCACGGGTGGTCCGTTCGGTCGGCGACCGCCTCTTGCCCTGGGGCCGCCTCTGCAAGTCCTGGGTATCCCGCGGCTATCGCCCCTCCAATCTGGAGGGCCTGCTCGATGCCTTCACAAACGGCGCTGGCGGCCCCCGCCGTCCGCCGCGAGTCGGTGGCTCCCGGCCTTCGGGGCTCGACGTCCTGCGGGGCGTCCATTCCGCATCCAAGGAGCGTGAGCGTGGCCATTGACGAACCCGATCGCCAGCGTGTGCTAGAGCGCCTGGCTCCCCTGGTCGCTGCCTTCCCGAACTTCCATCCCGATCCGGCCACGTTCGAAGCCTACGTGCTCGTCCTGGTCGACGTGGATCCACTGCTGCTTGAGGCGGCCATCCTGCAGCTCATCAGTCGGCCGCTGGAATTCATGCCGTCGCCTGGCCGGATCCGGGAGGAGGCGCTCGACCTCATGGACGGCCGGCTTTCCGGGCCCGATGCCTGGGCGCTGGTCGCCCAGGAGCTCCGACGTGGAGTTGGTCACTTCACGGGCCCGGTCGTCGCTTACGTCCCCGGATCCGACCAGCCGGTGACTTCGTATGGCGAGGAGCCCAGGGTCCCGCCTGATGTCCAGCGTGCCGTCGACGCCGTCGGTGGGTGGTCGCGGCTCAGGTCGTCCGATAACTACTCCGCCGATCGGGCCAGGTTCCTCGAGGCCTATGCCGTCTACGCTGATCGCTCGCGCAACGATGCCCGGATGTTACCTGCCGTACGCCAGGTCGTGTCCGCCCTTGCCGGCCGCATGCAATCACCGGCCCTACTTCCGAAGGAGGCCCCCCTTGCTCGCCGCTCTCTCGACTCTTCCTGACACCACAAGGTATCCCCTGTCGCTGGGCTGGCAGTCGTCGTCGATCTCAGGCGGCTGCATGAGTTGCACGCAGCACACTCTGCCCTCCGGCGACACCGTTTCGCACACTGTTCTGGTCCTCCAGCTCTCGCGCAACGGCTTCATTGCCCGGCTCTGTCGCCTGTGTGCTCGCCGGCTGCGCGTGATCATGTCTGGAGCGGTCGCCTGATGCCGCTCCCCCTGCAGTATCCATGGCCCGTGAAGCCCTTGACTTCCGTCTTCGATCTCCGAGTGGGAGACCGCGTCCCAGCGATCCCCTCGGTACCAGCCAATGCCGCGCAGCCAGGTTGTGCCAACTGTCTTGATCACGGGATCGTCTACGCCTATGAGGTGAAGTCCGGCGGCGGCAAGGTCCACTACTTCGACGACGGCCGGAACTTCCCGCGCATGATGTTTGCCGAGTTGCTCTCGGCTCCCTGTCCCGTGTGCCGGCATCCTGCGGCCCCGCCAGCACAGCCCGAAGGGGCACGCACGACGGTCGATCTCAACCAGGAGGAATTGCCGCTGTGATCCCCACGCTCGCCGAACTCGAGGCCACGTTGCTGCGTCGCTGGCTGGGCTTCGCCGCCAGTGCCATCGGGGGCTCTGGCACCGGGGCTGCCCTGGGTGCCTCACTGACGGGCTTGTGCGGGCCCGCCGCAGGCTTGTTCATCCTGGCGGGCTGCGCGTCCGGCCTGCTGGTGTCGGCGCTCGTGCTGCTCTACTGGTCCGTCTCGCTTCGCCTGGCGTATCGCCGGGCCACAAAGGAGGTCTGAGTTGTCGCACCCGCAGTACGTCTGCACTCGCTGTAGGTTGCCGATGCGCATGAACTCCATCGGCGTCGACGTCATTCTTTGCTTTCAGGATCCACCAGTACCCTACGAGTTGTGGACCGGCGACGAATGGGAGTGCCTCTCATGCGGATCCACGCTCGTTGCTGGCTGGTCCGCCACATGCACAGCGCACTTCGAACCCGACTTCGTTGCCAAGATCCGGCTCTGCCTGGAGGCGCGGCCCTTGAAGCTGCGCGTTGAATTCGAATCCCAGGCCGCTCAGCGCAATGCCATGGCGGCCATGGGCTTCGCCTACGCCGTAGAAGGCGGTGTCCGCCGGTTGTCCGATCAGCGTTTCGATCAGGCGTTCATTCGTCAGTGGCTGACGGTGCTGGCATGAAGCAACCCCGTCCGATCCCGGTCGGGGGCACGCCCTGATGGCCAGGCACTCGGCTATCGAATGGACCGACGCAACCTGGAATCCCTGGCGGGGCTGCTCTATGGTGAGCCCCGGGTGCGCTCGGTGCTACATGTTCCGCGATATGCGACGCTGGGGTCTCGATCCCGAAGTCGTGGTCCGCAGCTCGCTGAGTTCCTTCCTCCATCCACTGTCCTGGCATCGCTCGGCTACCCAGGGCGGGCTGTTCGTCTTCACGTGCTCGTTCTCTGACTTTTTTCACCCCCACGCCGACGCCTGGCGTCTCGAGGCCTGGGACGTCATCCGCCAGACGCCCGGGCTTACGTACCTCGTTCTCACGAAGCGCCCGGAGCTCGTTGCTGCCAGGTTGCCGCCTGGCTGGCCCGCTGGCTTCGAGCACGTCTGGCTCGGCGTCTCAGTGGAACTCCAAGCCTACGTCGGGCGCATCGAGACCATCCTCGAGGTGCCGGCCGCCATCCACTTCGTGTCCGCCGAGCCTCTGCTGGGGCCGCTGAATCTCGATCCCTTCCTGGTGGGATCACCACGGATCGACTGGGTCATCGCCGGCGGCGAGTCCGATCCGTCGGAGCGGGGTCCCCGATGGTGCGCGCCGGAGTGGCTGCGGTCACTACGCGACGACTGCCGGGCCACGCGCGTTCCCTTCTTCCTCAAGCAGCTCGGCGGTCGCACCCGGAGCGACGGATCCTGGGGCGGCCGCCTACTCGATGGTCGGTCGCACTCCGAGCGCCCGTCCGCCCGCACCCAAGGAGGTGCCTCATGACCGTTCTCGACGCGCCGGCCGAGGCCGGCATCATCCCTGGCCTCGAGGGTTATCCCGAGTTCAGGTTCGATCCCGTGCAGCTGGCCTTCATCGGTCAGGCCCCGCCTGGCTTCGGCGACCTCTCCCAGCTGGCGCGGGTCTTCGAAGACTTCGGCAACGCCGAGGGTTTCTACCGCGGCGACCTCCTGATGTACATGATCATCTGGCACGGCGAGGAGCGAGCCCTGCAGTTGTTCGATCCCCTGCACTGGCGCGTGAAGAGTTGGCAGAACTCGCTCTCCGTCGTCCGCCGCATGCCGCCCGACGACTGGCGCGAGGCCGATGGCGGCTTGTGGGTGCCGGCCCCTGGTCTACACACTCGCCGCCGGCAGGGCCCAACGTACTCGCACCATGCCGAGGTCGCCTACCTCGATCCTGCAGCGCAGTCTAAGTTCCTGCAGTTGGCCATCGACAACGGCTGGTCCGTTCGCCAGCTGCGCGAACAGGTGCAGGCGGCCAAGCCTGCGAAGGATGGGGAGGGCGGGCAGCAGGTTGAGTTCCAGACCAACCCCATGTCCGTCCGGGCCTCGAAGCTCGCCGAGAAGGTCGAGCGCCTCTCGAAGGACTGCACGGTCACGGCCGCTGTTGTCTTGCTCGAGGAGGCAGCCGAGCGTCTGCGCCGCGCCAGTGTGCTCATTGCAAAGGATGGCGGGGATGACGAGTCTGAGTGACGCCTTCTTGGATCCGCTTCCGTTTCCGCTGCCGAGCGGTCGGCCGTGATGCTGTGGCCTCCAAGCGCGCCGTCCGCCGGCGTCAGTGCCAGCGCAAATTCCGTTACCGGACCCAGGCATCGGCTGACGTCGATCGCCGACGCCTGATCCGCCAGGCCATCCGCGCTGGTCGCAACCCGCGACTAAACGTCTATCGCTGCCGCTGGTGTGGCGGCTGGCACGTCGGCCACTGGAAGTCAGGAGGTGTCTCGTGAGCCGCGGACTACTCACAATCATCTGCGCTTTCTTCTACGGCGTCGGCGTGTTCTCCGGCCTGTTGCTCATGGGCGGGCCTTTCCGGCCCGCACCATCCGACGCTCCCCCCGTTGAACCGGCATCTACTCCAGTCACGGCGTGCTCGATGGAAGATCCCCTCGTCGTGGCCATGATGCAGGAGGCGATCCTGCAGACGGCCGATGTCATGAACGACCTGTGGTTGCCAGCGCTCGATCAGTGCCTGGCCGCGAAGACGGGTGCAGATCTCTGGCGATCAGAGGCGATCGGGTTGGCTCGCGGCTGGGTGAACTCGGATCAGCTTGCCGCTCGCGTCACGCAGATCGGTTACGACCTTCTCTGGTGCATCTCCGTGGCCGCAGATCCCCTCGGGGATTGCTTGTCGATGCTGCATAGCACGCCCTAGCCATGCGTCGCTCGTTTCTCGTCGCGCTGTTCGTTGGCCTGTCAATCTCTTTCGGCGTAGCATCTGGCCTCCAGACCGTTGGTACGTCTCCGATGTGGGCTTTGGCCATCGGCTTCATGGCTGCCGGCCTGTTCATCGCCGTCGCCGACAAGGGGGACTGAATGGGCCTGATCTTCAGCCCCGAGCTCTTGCCTGGCGTGATGTCCGGAGCGAAGACGTGCACGCGCCGCCTGGCGCGTGCGACCGATTTGTTCTTCGGGCCGCACTGGACTGCCCTGTCCGTCGGGCTCGCCTGGGTGCGCCTCGCACCCGGCGGCAGCCTGTCCGGCGTGCTGAGCGTTCAGCGCGGAGCGCGCTTCCTGTGGGTCGTCGGTCGTACCTATGCCATCCTCCCTGGCCGCGGTCGCAAGGCCGTTGGCCGCCTGTACCTGACAGGGCTTCGCCTCGAGCCCGTGCAGTCCATTCTGGCCGCCGACGTCCGAAGCGAGGGCTTCCTGTTCCTCGAGGACTTCATGGCCACGTGGGATGCCCTTCATGGCGCGGGCCAGCGCTGGCAGGACAATCCCCTCGTGTGGGTGCTCGCGTTCAAGAGGATGCTGTGACTGGCTGGGGTGCCAGTTCACCACCGCGCCGGGCCCGCAGATCCGCCGCCGGCCGCGGCAAGGGCTTCGAAGCCCTGGTGCAGCTGACGCTCGATCGCTACGCCAAGGCGGGCCTGCTCGTCGCCCGTCGCATCGACACCGGATCCCGGGCTGTGCGGCAGGGATCCCAGGTGCGCCTGATCCCGACGCCGTCGCCGCCGGACTTCGTAGCCGTTCTCGCGGGCGGCCGATCCATGGTGTTCGACGCCAAAGAGGAGCTCGACTACACGTGGTCCCTCGATCTGCGCGCCACGCATCAGCTGGAGTTCATGGCCAGGTGGGCGACCGCCGGTGCTCTTTGCTTCTTCCTCGTCGAATGCCGGCCGTTGTCCATCGTCGTCGCCCTGCGGGTCCCGCCCGGGCTGAGCGATGACCTCCGCTTGCGGCCTGCCGTGAACTTTCGCCGCCCCGAGACCTGCATCTGGCCCTACGTTGTCGTCCACAGCGATCCCTCGGCGTATGGCCAATACGACTGGCTCCCGGCCGTGCTCACTCGGTGGAACAAGCCGCTCGATCAGGACGTTGGCTAGTGGGCGTTCAGGCCGGTTCAGAAAGGCCCGCCCTGCCGATCTATGCAGTATCGGGTGACACGGTGCGCCAGGCTCTCGCCGCCTTGCTGGGCCAGGCTCCAACCCGTTCGAGGTTCCGCTGGTTGGCGCGCCGGATGTCAGCGACTGCCGGCCGGGCCCGTCCATGGACTTGGCGCTACGTCTACTCAGTCCACCGCTCGCCAGCGTTCAGGGCCGGCCGGGCGTTCTCGGCCGCTGCCGTGGCTCTCGCGGCCGAACTCATCGACGGCGCTTCGCCGTTCTCGGCATGGGAGTCCCGGGAGGTATTCGTTCCACCGGGATCCCCCCTGCCATCGAGCGGTGGCATCGTGATGGGCCAGCGCAAGGACTGCCCGGTGTGTGGCCAGGTGTTCGTCCCCAACGTCCCATGGCGCACGAAGTGCCCGGCGTGCTCTCCCCATCGATGAGACCCTGAAAGCGAAGGGCCCCCGGGTTTCGCCCTGCCCGGGGGCCCAAGCACGTGGAGGAGAGCTCGCGCACCCGGCGCGGAACTCTTATCGCTTCGGAGCCAGCAGCGCCCCGACCTTCCCACCGATCCCGCCCAGCACGGGCTGAAGGAACTTGTCGTAGTACACCTGCGCCGCGACGCTGAGTGCCCCGGCCCATAAAATCACCGCCGTGCCTGCGGCGAAGATCCCGCCAACAAACGCCACCGGGTCATCTGTCGTCGGCAGCGCCGGCAGGGCCAGCGGTGTATACACCGCTGTCACGGCGATCGCTGCGCCAAAGCAGAGCCAGCGGATCACCTTGATGCTCGGCTTCGGCTGCTTGAACACGCCGATCCAGACGATGTTGATCGCCTGAACGAGCACCGACGGCACGAACGGAACGATTGCGATCTCGACGATCTGCTGCCAGTCCATGTCCTGATGCCTCCTGGGCTCGGTTTCCGGCCCGTAGCATACTGCGGCTTTCGCCCGGCCACAAGTCGTGGACCGGGCGTCTGTCATGCCCTTGCTCTCTGTCTCTCCAGGCACCTCCTCGTCGGAACCCGGCGGTTCGAAGTCCGTCGGCTCCCATGTCTGCCCGGCGTCCAACACATCAGATTGGATCCACGGGATCCAGCATGCCAAGATGGTCTCGGCATACACCGCGCCTCCCCGCTGGCCGCACACCTCTGGCCCCGTCCCGAACTGGGCAACGTTGCCGAGGCCGCACTGGTAGATGGCCAGCGCCGTTCGGCCGGCGTCCGAATACCAGAACTCGAGGTCCGCCTGGCGATGCTCCGCTATGACCAGGAGCGTCCAGTCGCCGCGGCCCTCATCGATCACCACCGCTCCCCGGGCTGCAAAGTCGAGGATGCGCAGCCCCTCGTAGATGTTCTTCCGGCTCTCCCACAAGTCGTTGGCTTCCTCGCAGCACCACAGGTACCTTGTTGGCATCACCTGGAAGAGACCTATCTCGCCAGCGGCACCGCCAGCTGCCGGTGACCCGCGACTTTCGTGGGCGATGACAGCCAGGGCGACCACTCTGTTGGCCGCCCAATCGTCGTATCGTGGATCCTTCATGATCTTCCACCAGTGACGCAGGCGCGATGCCACGGTGTCGATCCACTCCTTGTCCATCCAGTCACTGGCGTCTGCATCGCATGGTAGATGGGGCGGCTCCGGGGTGGCCGTTGGGAACCACGTCGGGGTCGGTTGCCTGGTGTCAACGGCGCTTGGCGTGGCGGCCTCGCTGGTGCCGAGCCAGAACAACATGAATATCGCCGCCAGAACGAGCAACAGCGCGCAGTTCATGCCGGCCCTGGCGAGGCGCACGCGTGTGCTCCCGTCGTCGGGCACCCCGTCACTCCTCGCCATCGAGCCACCCCCAGGCCTCAAGTGTGTTGCCCTGCTTCGTCCACTTGACGCGCAACTTGTAGCGCCGGCTGGGCACCAAGTTGATGACCAGTGCCGTCGTGATCACGCCAGCGCTTTCGGTGGTGTTACCGCTCAGGTACTTCCCCCCGCCGCCGACCGCGGCGAGGTCCAGTCGGCGACCCTGGTCGTCCTCGATCTCGGTGCTGGGTGCGCTCACAGCACCCGTGCCTGGCCAGTCGGCGGTGTCGACGGTGTAGGCCACAGCTTCGTTCCTGCCCTGGCCCCTCGGGGTATTCTTCAGCTGCCTCGTCTGTGCCATATCACACTCCCAGCTCGAGGTCTCTCGGCGGCAGGCGCATTGTAATCTCCCTGGGCGGCAGTTCGAGCGCCACGACCCGGGACGGCACAAACAGCGGCGTGGTGCCTTCGAAGGGGATCCCTGCGCTCTCCCATTGACCAGCGGCGGTTCCTGCGATCCCGAGCAGAGCCTCCCAAATGCCGGACGCCTGCTGCACCGCCCCCGATTGCAGAGCTTCCCATGCGCTGCTGCGGATCCCAGTGATGGTCGCCAGCGCCTCGTATTGGCCACCCGCAGTCTGGCTCGCGAATCCGAAGGCCTCGTGCAGGGCTGTGGCCTGGCCGGCTACGCTCTGCAGGCTCTCCCAGGATCCGGCTCGGGCGCTGGCTGTTGGCTGCGATGACTCGACTTGGCCAGTAGCCTGCGCCGTGGGCGCTGACAGTGCCTCGTGCTCGCCCGCCGACGCCTTGGCTGCGGGCCCAGCGGATTCCCACTGACCTGTCGCTTCCTGGGAGACTGCGCCCTCGACGACGAGGGATTCCCATTGGCCGGTGGCCGCCAGCGATGCCGAGGCCAAGCTCTCCCACGAATTGCTTCCTGCCAGGCTGACGGGAGCGACCGCCTCCATCTGCTCCGTCGCCGATTGTGTGACGGGCGCGCTGGCTTCCCATGCGCCCGCAGCCGTAAGCTGGGGTGCCACAAGGCTTTCGTGTTGTGCGGTCGCTGCCTGCTGCGCCGGCGACACCGCCTCGTGCTGGGCAACCACCGCCGGGCTCAGGCTGCCGGCGGCCTCGAATTGCAGTGTGCCCCCGGCGGTAATGCCCTGCAGGCTCTCCCACACGGCCGTGGCTGTTGCCTGCACGTCCTGCAGTCCCTCGTGCGCCCCAGCGGCCGTCTGCGCCAGTGGCTGCAGGCTCTCGTGTTGTCCAGTCGCAGTCGGGCTGAGACTCCCGGCCGCCTCTGACTGGCCTGTCGCGGTCGCGGCCAGGCCCAGCATGGCTTCGAACGCCCCGGCGCTCGCCGGGGCGAGACCGAACAGTGCTTCGTACTGACCGCCGGCGCTCGCCGTCGCCGGAAGGATCCACTCGAATTGCCCCGCAGCCGTCGTCGTCACCACGCCCGAGGCTTCGAGCTGGGCATCCGCCTGCGCCGTCAGGCCCGTCAGGGCCTCGAGCTGCCCGGCTGCGGTTTGTGCCAGACCAAAGAGCGCCTCCAGCTGGGCGCTGGCGGTCTGTGCCGCCGGTTGCAGCGCCTCCAGCTGCCCACTGGCCGTCTGTGTCGCTGGCTGCAGCGCCTCCAGCTGGGCGCTGGCCGTTGGGTTGAGGCTGAATGCGGCTTCGAATTGACCGCCAGCGGTCTGTGCGGCGGCCGCCAGCCACTCGATCTGGCCACTCGCTATCTGCGAGAGCGATCCATCCGCTTCGACCTGGCCGCTGGCCGTCGCGGCCAGCCCGAGGAGTGCCTCGTGCGCCCCCGAGCCAGCTTGCGCGACGTTCCCGTGGACGACCTTGTTCCGTCGCCTGATGAAGTCGCGCGGCCGCCGGTAGACCCACGCCACTCAACCGATCTCCTCGAAGATCATGCCAGCCGAAATGTTGATCGAGGCCGCGGGCGCTACCGCGAACCGCACTGCCAGGATGCCGGACGGCGCGACAACGATCCTTGCTTCTGGCACCGGCACATAGAACCACCCGTTCAGGATGTTGAACCCTTCCCGGCGTAGCTCGTCGCCTAGAGTGCCCTCCGCTGACATGTTGGTCCGGCACGTCCCGCCGAACGCCGCATCGCTCGGATTCAGTAGCCGGGCCGTGAATGCAGTTCCCGTGCCCGCCGCTGACTTCCTCACAATCGACGCCACCTCCTGCGTGCTCGTCTCGCTGCCGTCCTGGCTGATCCACGCCTCGATGAGCCGCAGGATCGCATCACTCGGCGCAGTGACCTCCACGAGGCTCCTCTGTGTCGAGACGGCGACGCTCTCCATTTCTGCTACGTAGATTCGTCCCATGCCTATCTCCTCTCAGGCCGCGAGGCGCAAGGGCAGTTCATCGCCGCGCCGCGGCTTCATCGTGATCGGCGTGTTTCGCGCCCGCCGCGGCCTGGTGCTTGGCGGGAAGGTGACGCCGCTAGAGCTGTATTCGATGTGGAGCTTGGCGGCAGTGGTTGTCGAGTTGTTGTATGTCAGAACACCCAAATCACGATTCGAATTTGAGGTGTGCTGCTCAAAGATCAGTACCAGGGCATTGTTTTCGGCCCATCCCCCCTGGTCTACAATCTCCTGAATGATTGCCTTGATGTCAGCACCGGATGTTGGGCTGCCGTTGGGTGCTCCCCACTGCCATTCCTCTCCAGCAGTAGCCCCAAGGTCAGTTGAATCCCAATTGATTGTCGCCGTCGTCCTAGTGCGTCCATCTATATCGTTGGCATTTGTGGTGAATGTCCCTGGATTGGCGGCCAATTCCCCACGTAATTGATGTTGTGGCTCATCCGTGGTGGTGGCTTGAATGAATACGCTCATCCAAGCACTATCAATAGTGGCTCCGACTGGAACGCCAACTGTTGTCCAGCGATTGCCACCATGTTCTGTAGTTATATCTACGATGTAGTTGGCTCCAGTCAACAAGACCGAATCATTTGTTGCCTGAACAGCGTCGTCGGAGTCTGCCCCAACCTGCTCGTCAATCGTCACGTCAATTTCAACAGGATAATCCGCCGCTTGAAGCCAAGAGATCGGGATGCGATGCTCGACAAACAGGTTAGGCCCGGTCCTGCGAAGTCTGAACGTCCCGATCAGCTCATCCGGGTCCTGATCCTCGACCGGCGCAGCGTTGGATCGCGGCAGGTTGAAGCTCCACAGGACTTCGCCCGTTGTGCTGTGACGGAACTCGACATAGCCCTGAGTATCGACCGGATTGTTGACCGCCCGGTTCCACAGGACACCATTCACGAAGATGTCGATGCCGTTTGAGACTTGGAAGATGAACTGCAACCGGGCGACTGGATTGCCGCCTGCGATGATCTGAGCGGTTGGAGCAGGCCACCGTGAAGCCTGATCCACAATCAGGCGCTTGTCCAGGCGTGCGGTCTGCGCCTGCCAGCGGATGTCCATACCCGGCCCGAATGCGCCCTGCCACAACAGGACATCCTCGTTCTGTACGACTGCACTCACCGACTGCGGGTTGGCGATAGCCTGAATCTGGTCTAGGTCGTTCGTGTACTGGAGTTGCTGGGGCTGGAAGGCGATGCTCTCGCCAGTCCCCGGATGGACGTACTTGACGATCTGGCCCGAGGAGAAGTCGGCCAGGGCGAATGCGTTGTAGCCAGCCTGCACCATCTGGAAGTCCCAGGGCGCAACGCCGGGCTGCCACGCGGTGTTGATCTCCTGATCCTCGGCAGGCCCATAGTGCATCGGGCCAATGCCGATGTCCAGCATGAACTTGCTTGGAATCGTTGGGTGCTGGTGCTTGATAGAGTTGCGGAGACGCGCAACAACCGTGGCACCAGGCCACAGTTGTTGAGCCCTATCCCTGGCTTCCTTCGCAGGATGCGCCATCTAACCCCGGGACGCGGTTACGGATTGCCGCTCGTCAGGACGAATGTCGAGATCGTGACGACCTAGCCAGCCGTCAGGGTGTCGGAACGTCGCGTTGAGCGTGAAGTCAGACGACGCTACGACTTGTTGGATCGCCACGGGCTGGGCGTCAGTCGAATACGGGTGCCCGCCACTCGATGACCCGGCCGCAGCCTGGGCATTCGGCGGTGTGCAACTTGCCGTCGAGCGCCTGGGCCATGATCAGGTCGTTGACGTTGTATCCGCAGCCCTTCCTGTTGGCGACGTCGATCGCAGCGGCCCCGGCGTGGTCGCCGGCTGCAAGGGCCTCGGCGACCTTGCCCGCCGCTCCCTCTGCGAGCGGCCCACGGCAGGTCCGCTTGATCCCCCGCACGATCGCCGCCTGTTCCTCTGTCGTGTCCTCAGGCCCGAGAACGTCTTCCAGCGAGCCAACGTCGCCGGCTCCGATACTCATGACGTCGCCTTCCATCTTGGCCTCCTTGGCCTCGGCATTCCACTCTCGGGCGCTCAGAATGCCACCCGAGTCGGTCCTATCCCGCGGCAATCCCATCCACATCACGGTCAGACGCTCGTGCCGCTCAGCTGCACCGTATAGCTGTTCTTGATCGGCGCGTCGCTGGCCAGCAGGTCCTGCTCGACCCACACACCGATGGCACTTCCCGCCTCGAGGGTCGTCCCGGGCACATCCTGGTCGGTGGCGTCGTCGACGAACGTGACACTCCCTGGCAGCGTCTTGCGGTTGGCCACACTCTGCGTTCCGTCCTTGCTGGCCTCTCCGCCGATGCGGATGCGGGTTGCTGGGTCAGCCGTCAGCCGGATCTTGGCGCTGTTCAGCGTGAGGCTGCCGTGGTTGTTCAGCCAGAAAATCTTCTCATAGCGTTCGACACTGGCGGCCTCGCTGGCCGAGTTCTGGAACTGCATCGACACGCTCGTGATGTTGAGCCCGATGGTGGCCCGCGTGGCCCCGCCCGATCCCTGGCGCACCGTGACGATCCGGGTGGCACTCGAGGTCGTCGTGATCTTGGTGATGCGCTCAAACGTGGTGGTGCCCACCACTTCGGTCGTGCCGTTCAGGACCAGGGCTTCGTTCACCAGGGCCCCGGCGGCGTTGCGACCGTAGACCGTGACGGTCCGTGTGTCGGCCCCATCGGAGATCACGGCGATCACGCTGTTGGCCGTCAGCTGTGTGAACTCCGGCTTGTTGGCGGCGTCTCGGGCTCCGCCGGAGGCGGACGTGTCGTCCTCTGGCCGGCTGGCCGCTCCCTGCAGTACGAGGTCAGTGGCTGCTATTGGCATGGCTGTCTCTCCCTATTCTGGTGGCGCGACCGACGGCTCGTGGCCGAGGGCTCGCAGTTGCCTGGTGAGTTCCAAGCCGAACGTCCGCCAGCTGTCGACTCGGCGCTCCAGGTTCTCGATCATCGTCCGCATATCGGCGTTGTCCGCCTTCAGTGCGGTTATCACCTGCTCTAGATCCCTGGCCGTTCTCTCGATGTCGTCAAGGCGGTGCTGCAGGCCCCCCAGCAGCCCTGTCGCTGTATCTGCTGCCTGCTTGGCCGCCGAGGCCAAGGACTCGGCAGCCGATCCCTCGTCGAGCTTGATCTGCGCCGGTGCCCGTCGGAGGCTGACCACGAGAGCCGCCAGGGATCCTGCGATGGCGACCAGCGTCATGATCGTCTGCAGTGTCAGCTCCATCAGCCCCTCCTGCGCGCCAGGGGCTCCGCTGCCAGCAGCGTCAGGAGCATGAGCGCGATGGGTCGGAAGAGATACGGGCCATGGGCCGCCGGTTCTACCACGCCGAACAGCGTTCCCAGGTACCAGCACGTGGCGAGCGCCGCCGTGCCAGCCGTGATCCGCCGCAGTGTTCGAACCCTGGGCGGTGCCGTTCCGGCGTCCCGCAGATTGGTGACTACCGCGAGGGCCCCGATCGCCGTGCCAGCGATTGCTGTCAACACGAGTGTCGGATCCATTCACTGCGCCCCTCCTAGCGGAACGTAGCCCTGCGGGATGGCCCAGGCCTCGAGACCGGCCAGCCGCTGTTCGACTGTCGGCGGCGGTGGCCCCCACGTGCATGCCTTCCAGGCCGCCAGCTGCTCGGCGGTGGCCAGGTCGAGGCACCAGATCCCCACGCCGACGCACCTGGGGTCGGCGTGGGCCGCGTCGTGGAACGCCCGCAGTTGAGCCGACGTCGCTCGCCACCAGCCAGCGTGCAGATACGTGGGTCCGATCGGGACCGTCTTCAGCGCCTTGATGGCGTCGTACTCCGCTAGGCACCGCTTCAGCTGCAGGGCTCCGGCTTGTGGGTCAGTGGCCTCGACGAAGTACACCTGGGGCGCGTTGTAATCGCAGCGCTTGGCGAACTGGCCGAATGGGAACGTCCCATGCTGAGTCGGGAACCTGTAGCTGCAGAGCGCCGTCTCCAGCGCCGGCGTGAGCTCGAGGCGATCCAGGTACTTGTCGGCCAGCGTGGCCATGCCAACACGTTCAGGCGGTACTTCCTTGTACGATCCCTCAGCGTCCTCCCAGAAGTCGTTGTCGGCTCCCAGGGCAACCATGTCGGCGGCGATGTCGAGTGTGGCCTGCGCCTCGAGCAGGGCGATATCCCGATCGAGGTTAGCCGTTTCGGCGTCGGTCGATCGCCCGTACAGCCATCCCCATCCGTTCACGCGGATGCCGGCCGCCACGAGAGCTCGCACGCTGGGGGCCATCAGGTGCCAATTCTGATTGCCCGGGTAGTTGCTGGGGTTCTCCCAAAAGCGGAGGCTGCCGTCCTGCGTCTTGATCGAGACCCAGGCGAGCCCCAGGTTCTGGGCCATCGCAACCTGGCGGGCAGGATCTCCGCCGGCCCAGCCCCGCAGCTTCCACACCATCGCTCCCTTGCCCTCAAGCATTCGACCCTCCCGTGCCCCCTGTGAGTGTAGTCCGGTCTTCGTCTTTCGTCATCTCGCGGCTAAGATAACTCGATTGCTCACCTTCTGTGGCAGCGCAGTCTCATCCTGTCGAAGAATGGTTAGGAGCTCTTCGAGAATAACCGTCGCCTTTTCCTCGATACCGTTCATTCGCACCTCTCAGATCGCCACCAACTCTTGGTACCGGCGACGTAGGACGTTCGGCGGGATGAGGCCAGCTTTGAGGTCCCGCAGGAACTTCTGCTGCTTCTGGATCCACATCCAGACGCTTTGTGGGCCTGCTATGACCCCCTGCAAGTTCACCGCGGCCATGCCCGCACTCATGGACGGGCTGAAGGACCAGCTCATAATGCCGTCGGTTGTGACCTGGGTGGAAACACCGCACCACGAGAACGGGTCGGAGCCGTGGGCCGCAGACGTTTGCAAGGTCTGATTGGCCCCAACCGAGGCGGCGTTGTCCCCGCCGGTGTCCGACCCCCCGGTGGTCTTCTGCATCCCGTCAACCGTCATGTCGCCAGCAACAACTCCGGTGCAGGTCACACTGATACTGGTGCTGCTGACCCATAGACCTTGGGTGTTGCCGATCCCCTTCATGCCCGACACCTGGAAGATGCCGAAGCCCTTGGGGATGCCGGCGTCGAAGGAGTTGACCACAGCGTTCGCGGTTCGGGCGACGCTGTCCGCTGCGTAATAGATGGCGGCACCGGGACCGCTGGACTGGGTGATGGCCAGCGTCATGTTCGACCCGTTCCAAGTCGGCGTCCCGTTGACGCCCGCCGCGGCGTGGCCGGTCGTGAACACCAGGATGACAAACCCGTTCGCGCAGTTGATGGTCGTGAATGACTTAGTCTGGCTGGTGGTCTTTTGCAGCCCGGTGTGAGTTGCCGCGGAGGCGATCGCAACGCCCATGGCTAGTCGTACTCCACACGCAGGGCGAGCGTCGCTCTCGTGATCCCCGAACACGAGTCGAGGTTTATCCGCAGCACATCTCCCAGGGCCAGGGCCTTGGTCCAACCTGTGAGTGTCGTGTCTTGGGACTTGATCGCACTCGAGATCGTCGGCTTGGCCGACGCTGTGATGGTGTCGGCGACCGTCGGTGGGAAGTTAGCGTACGTGTCCTTCCAGATATCGACGACCATGGATCCCGTCTGGTCGGCGAACAGGCTTGCCGCCGTGATCGAGCACTTGGCTGGCACCTCGACGTCCAGCTTGATGCCCGTGGTGATCACAACGCCCCCGCCGTCGAGGACGATTGACAACCCGTGAGGTCGGAGGGCGTTGGCGTTGTCGACGGTGTTGGTATTCCAGTCGGCCGCCGTGACGAGATCGCCGGTGCTCTTGCTGATGGGCGCTGACCAGGCCATCTGCGCCTCCTATCCCGGCCGCCGGGGCGGCAGTCCCTGGGCGGCGTTCTCGGCTTCCAGGTCTGCGAGGGTCTCGACGGGCGTCCAGCGCAGTGTCGTCTGATCCATCACGGCCGCCTGGCAGCGGTTCAGCGGATTGGGCCTGGCCGCCAGACAGGAATCGATGCCCCGCCAGTCGGCTGGCACATTCAGCGGTCGGGGCCGGCCTCCAGTCAGGGCGTTCATGCACGAGAGACAGAAAAACTGGGCGAAGCCGGGCTCGACGGTCTCCTGGCCGCCGCATTCGCATCTGGCGATCCACCTGTTGTTCTCCACCCAGCAGTTGACGGGTGTTCCCGTGGGCGGCTCGTCCATCTCTGGCCACCACGGTCGTCCACGACGCTCGAGCACGATGGAGGCGAAGTCCCTCCACGTTGCGTCGGGCCGCTGGACGAACTGCTGCCAGTGATCCTGACCGCGCCCGCATCTGTGCTCCAGGCGGTTCTGGTAGGCCTCGAGCTTAGCTCGTCGCAGATCCTGCATTCCCAAGTCGAGAACTGGTCGGTCGCTCATGTCGTCCTCAAAAGCCTGCGAAGGTGGCAATTCCGATCTCGCTGGATCCCGTCACGCCGATCAGCCAGTAGTTCTCTGTGGCGGCCAGCACGACCAGCCAAGACGTGATCAGGAACAGGCCCTCTGCGGCCCGCTCGAACTCATATCCGACTCCCTGGATGACGTAGTCTCCCGAGATCGCCGCAACCGCCTCGCTCAGGGTGATCCGCTTCCCTGGCTCGATGGCCAGACCGCCGGCAAGTAGCGTCGCCGAGCGGTTGGCCACAAAGCTGACGCTGCGAACCCAATTGAGGGGGTTCTTGTAGCGAGCGAGCGTGGCGTCGGCGAAGTCTTTGGCCCGGGCCGGGCTCGTCTGATACGTCAGCTGCAGGTTGATCTCGCGCTCATCGTGCTGCTCTTGCGACGTGGCATCGGTCGCCTGCCTGTCGATCGGGTTGTACGTGCGGACGCCCCGCCCCTTGGCCCTCAGCTGCGTGACGTGCCCGCTGCTGCTGCCAACATTGAGGGCCTGGTACTCGGCCGAGTTTCCCCCCATGACGCTGTCTATCAGCTCCAGCTCGGCTTCCCTACCGCCGCCCCCCGAAGGCGTGGCCGAGAATTCATAGTTGATGACCTTTCCGACGAATACCTCGTCGCCATACGCCGTCACGGCTCCGCCCGAGAAATCTCCGCTGTCGCCCCCGATGGCCACCCGGATCTTCGCCGTGCTGGCATCTCCCAGCGTCACCCTGGCTGCCACTCGCTGCCATCCCGTCGTCGGCGTTGTCACCGTCCCGATCGTGGTGGTCGCCAGCAGGGCGTCGGCGGCGGAGTATTCCTGCAGGAGAACCTTGAATGCCGTGGGCCAGGCCACGCCGACCCACACGTAGGCGACCACCAGTACGACGTCGTTCTGGAGGTACCCCGTGATCAGGCTCGTCTGCGCCCGGTAATACGCCGGGTTGGTCGTTCCGCTCGTCAGCAGCAGTGACGCTGCGCCCTTCTTCGATCTGCTCGTGGATCTGGCGACGGATCCGCCGGAGCCGTCGGTGGCAATCGACCAGCCAGCGACGTCCGTCTCGAACCCGCGATTGGGGCTCGTGTTCAGACCCTCTGGATCGTTCATGGCCGACCCGCTGATCTTTTGATCCGGGTTGTTCGGGTCCCGGTAATGCAGTGTCACCCTCTCCGTCTCGCCTGGGCCGACCTCGAGCGTGCTGTCCATCGTGGCCAGGATCTCGTCCGACGTCGCCACCGTCCGTGGATAGGCACTCGCCCGGACCACATTGAAGATCAGCTCGGGATCCCGAATGACCTGCATGTCCTTGATGTCGGCCTGGCTGAGCGTCATCTGGCTCGTCTTGTCGATCACCCGGGCGTGCCTATTCTGGAAGCGCAGTGTTCCGCCGGCCACGGTGTCGGCGATCTGCATCAGAAAACCGAACTCGCTCAGGACGGCCCGCTGCGCCACCTGTAGCATCGGCGTCCGGTTGTCCCGCACGTCGTCGAGGGCGAAAAGGAACGTCTCCTTACCGGCGTCAAAGTCCATGACCCTCGGGCCTTCGGATGTGTTGTCGACGAGGAGCTCGAGCACCTGGTCCGGGCGCTGGCTCTGCACCACGGGCAACTGCGTAGGCTTGGCCCTGCCGAACTGGTCGATCCAGTCGTACGCCAGGCAGCGCACCACGCGCTCCCGCTTGGTCCCTGGCACGGGATCTGCCTTCGCCATCCGGCCGAAGAACTTGTAGTACGTAACGCCGCTGTACGTCACCCGGAAGCGCGCATGGATCCCGATCTCCCAGCCGGCCAGGGCGTCGGCGTGGCCAACGCTGTAGCGCCCGATCTTCGCTACGCTGTTGCTCTCGCTGTTCAACATCGCCCATTCCATGCGGCCCATGCTGCCCACGCGATCCGTCGGGCCCTGCCCGGAGATCCCGTACTGGATCCGCACGCGGTCCTTGTGAGACACATCCGCCGTGAGATCCGTCCACAACGGCCCCACGCCTGTCTTCCAGGTGGCACCGCTGATCGTTCCGTTGTTCGCTGTGCCGGCGCTGTCATTGGCCGTCGTGCCGCTGCCCTCGCCGAGCTTGTAGTAGTCGAGCAGCCCGGACTCGCTGCCCACCAGCTGCACGTCACGGTTGGCCATGATCTCGGCCGCCGTCCTGGCCGACGTCCAGAGCCTGACGTCTCGAATGCGGCCCTTGAAGTGGCTGTGGTAGGTCCCGCCAGAGTACGCCGCTCCAATCAGAGTGACTTCGCTGGGATCCACCAGGGCGAAGCCCGTCTGTGTCGCCGTCGCCACCTGCTCGCTGTCGACGTACAGGCGCTGCACCTTCGTGGTCTCGTTCCATGTCCCAGCGAGGTGATGCCACTGACGGAGCGTGATCTTGCGCGTGCCCTTGACTTCCTTCCACGCAGGCGTGCCATCGGTCGCCCGCACTCGAAAGGCCGGGAATCCCCCGGTGCTCTCGTCGGCCACCAGCTGTATGCCGTTTTCGGCCGTGGCGCGCTTGCTGCTCACGACGACTTGCTCAAGACCGCCCGTCTGCCGGCGTTCCATCCGCACCCAGGCCTCGACCGACACGTCCCCGGTCACGCCCGTCGGCGCGCTTGCGCTGTCGATCCGATCGTCCACGCCATCGAACGCCAGGAGAGCCTGATTGTTCAGCCTGACTTCAAAGGCGTATCCAGAAGGAAATGGCATCACAATCTCGGGTCGTATGTCGTCAGTTGCGTGGCCAGCACGCCGGCGAGGTCCTGCATGGTGCCTTGCCGACGCAGCTCATCCTTGATCTCGCGCAGCACCCGTGTCTGTTCTGCCTGTGCCCGCTGCTGTTGCTGCAGCTGTGACGCCAGTGCTGCCGCCTGCGCCTGTGCCACGCCTGCCAGGCCCGTCGTAGCCATGCTCACGGCCGCCTGCGTCGCCGCCTGGACGCCCTGGACAGCCGCCGCTGCGTCTGTGGCTGCAGCCGCTGCCTCCGCAGCCGCGGCCGTCGACGTCGTCGTGGTCGACGTCGTCGTGGTCCCCATGGCCTCACGGATCTGCGCCTGCTCCTCCCTGGTCTCGGTCTCCGTGATGATCACGGGCCCCGACCCGCCTGCGCCACCGCCCCCGGGGTCGATGGCCGCCCTCCGGCGCGGGGTGACGCCGGCGCTCATCATGGCCATGCTTTGCCGGTGCGTGTACACACGGCCGCTGGGCCCGATCATCTCCCAGCCACCCTCCCCGACCATCGTCCATCCCCCGCGCTGGGGATAGCCACCCCCGGCCTCCGGGACGAACCCGCCTCGGCTGCTGGCCCCCGCTACTGTGGGCCGTGTAGGCATTCCCGAAACAAAGATCGACGCTTCGACGCTCATGCCGTCGATGGCGTTGAGGCCGCTGAGCACACCCTGCACCAACGAGTTGGCACGTCCCAGCTCGCCGGCGTTGACGAGCAGCAGGGCTTCGTTCATCTTCTGCGCGGCGTCCGCGGTTGTGTCGTCGATGAGACCCAGGCCATTGGCCAGCCCGACGAGGAAGTCGTATTCGGCATCGCTCACGCCGTCGGCGGCGGCCTTCGTGGCCAGCAAGTCGAAGATCATGCGGTTAGTGGCGTCTCGATGAGCGTCCGCCGTGGCAGAGATCTGCGCCCCGATACCGTCGTAGGCCCCAATCAGATCGGCCAGGGCCTGCTTTTGGTCCTCGGTGAAATAACCCTGGCCAGTGATCGCCGCCAGGGTGTCACGCACGCCAGCCATTCGGTCTTGGGTTTTGCCGTAGCTCTCCTGAAGCGACTTCAGCTGCTCGCGCTGGGCATCGGTCAGGTGCGGTGTTGCCTGGAGAGTCTGGATCTTGTTCCTGTACAGGGCCAGGGTGTCGTCCATCCTCAGGTATTCCCTGCCCAGGTCCCTCACCTGCTGTTGCTGCTCCGGCGTGACGTATTTCCAGCCGGCCGCGTCCGCAATTTGGGTCATCAAAGCGCCCTGCGTGCCCTGCAGGTCCTCGATCTCCGCCCGGTAGTCCCGCACCGACTGCCCGAGCTTGCCCTCCATGGTGATCCCGAGCTCCGCCATGGCGTCGCTCATCTCGGCCGCTGCGGCGGCCTCGCGCTCGGTGCCTTCCGTCAGCAGCGCCAAGCCCCGGTACGCGGCGTACATCTCCTCTGTCCATCCCTGGGTGGCATCGATCGCCGCCCGGTTGGCTGCGTTGTTTTCCCACTGGGCCCGGGTCTGCACCACGATCGCATCCTTCAGTGTCACAGCCACGTTGCGGCCGGCCCGGGCCTGGGCGTTGTAGCCCTCCTGGGTGATCATCGCCCGGCCGGTCAGGTCCTGGACCCGCCGCATCTCCGCCAGGTATTCGTCGTACGTCTGCGCCGTGCGCGCCACTTCGCCCTGGTGCTCGCGGATGACCTCCGTCATCGTCGCTGTCTGTGCCTTTAGCTGCTGGTTGAACTGGATGAGCTTGCTGATAGCGGCGGTCAGGGCGATCACGGCTGCAGCCACTGCGGCCGCTGTGCCCAGCGCCAGCGCCGCCGATCCGGCGTTGGCCAGGGCGCTGGTGGCGAAGCCGGCGCGCGTTCCGAGCACTGCCATGTTGCCGCTCATGCCGCCGACCAGGTTGCCGACCTTCGACAGGCCGTCGATGATGCCTGGCATCTTCGAAGCCAGCAGGAGCATGGTGCCCGACAGCGCTGTAACGGCCGTGGCTCCCGCCAGTGTGTAGCTGGCGAAGCGCTGGGTCTCCGGGTTGAGTTTGTTAAACCACTCCAGGCCGGCCGTCAGCGACATGATCAGCTCGCTGAATGCCGGGAGGAACGCCTGGCCGAGGGCCAATTGCGCTTCCTCGGTGAACCGGGCGAGCGACGTCATCTGCTTGCCGGCCGTCGTCATAGCCTGCTCGTAGGATCCGGCGATCCTGGTACCGGCCTCGAGGACGGCGTTGGAGGCGATCTGCTGCTTCTGGAGCTCCGTCAGACTCTCAACGGCAACGTCGTTGGCCTTGGCGAACCGCACATACTCCTGCTCGAAGTTCACCAGGATCCCGATCGTGCGCAGGATCTCCGGCTGCCTGGTCACCATGCCGTGCACGAGGCGTTCGAACGCCTCGCTGGAATTGACACCGCCGATGACCGCGGCGTCCTGGGCCACCCGGGCGATTTTCTGTGCGTCCGCCAGGTCGATGTTGGCCTGCGCCAACCGGATCAGCGATTGCCTGGCCGCCTGGGTCGTGATGCCCATCTTCCTGACTTCGGCTTCGTACTGGCCCAGCTGGCCAGCACTGTATCCGGCGTTCTTGCCGACAACCTGCAGCACCACGCCAAGCGTCTGCACCCGGGCCGCCAGGAGAGTGCTCTTGGCGATGAGCGCAGTGCCAACGGCGCTGAAGGCCACCAGGCCGAGGCCGGCCGTCTTCAGCTCGGACGACATCTCCCGGAACGTGCTGGTGATGCCCGTGGCTGCCTTCCGGGCGTTCTGCTCCATCTCGGCGAACGCACGGGAGGTATCGTTCTTCGCCTTCAGCGTGATGCTATGGTCGGTCACTCTCTGCCCCTCAGCGCGTCACGCAGCTTGTAGATCGCTGCCACCAGCTCGGTTTCCTGCTCGGTCAGGGTCTTGAGATCCGTGCCGGCCTTGTGCATGGTGTGCATGACCGTGCGCAGCCAGAACGGACCTTCCACCTGGGCTGGCTCGAGATCGTCCATCTCCCACGGTAGGATCCGCCATCCATATTTCTCCGCAGCCTCGAGCCGCTCGAGGCTGCTTGGCTTCCAGCGGCTGGGCTTGTCGTCTTCCCCGCCGGGTCCGTATTCGCCGAAGTCGGCGGCGGCTAGGACCTCGCTGCTAAAGGGTTGGCCGCCGCCTGGTAGGCCTCCCCGAAAGTCCCCAGCAGCCATGTCGCCGTGGCCGGCGGAACGTTGTCGATCGCCTGGGTGTTCTCGGCATCGGCTTTCACCCGGGCCACTCCAGCCTGGATCCGGGCCTCGTCTTCGGTTCGCCCAGCAGCCAGTGCCTCATCGTGGGCCGCCGCGGCCGCTGCCTCGGGATCCTGGTAACCGGGGAACTCGATTGCGTTCCCGTCTTCGTCGAGCACATGCCATCCGACGACTCGCTCCAGCAGCACGCGCACCATCTCGTCGCCGCTGAGGAACTGGTCCACCTTCCTTCGGTGGGCGTACTTCCAGCCCCGCCGCTTATAGAGCACGAACTCGTCCTTGTGCGCCGGCAGAGGGCAGTTGATGCGAATGACTTGCGCGTCGCTCTCTTGTGCTGTTGGCCGCTTCATGTCCCACCTCCCGTGGGGTGACAGCCCGAGCAAGGGCGCGGCAGGCGGTCGGGACCGCCGCTTTTCGGCTCGCGTAGCCTATCCGCGCCCAGGTTGGTGACGCCGGTGCGCTCACGCCTACGGCTTGGTCGTCCACCCCGGGGCCGTCGAGGTCGTGGGCCGCATGCTGGCCGCGATCGTCAGTTTGCCCTGGGGCGTCGCCGCGATGTTCAGCTTCGAGCACCAGAATTCGCCGGTGAACCGTGGGTCGCCCGTCGTGGGCAGTGCGCCCTGGCCGACGTCGATCGTCAGCGTCTTGCTGACCGCGCTCTGGCCGACGATGCCCTTCAGCACCTGGTACAGGCTGAGGGCCGTGGCATCGAAGTCCCCGGCGATCTCCACCGGGAAGCTTGGCATGCCGGCGATCGAGCGCACCGCGCCATCGGTGAATCCCGTGGCATCGAGCTCGCCGTACTCGTCGGGGATGTCAACCGAGTTGACGTCCTTCGAGACGTCCCGAAGCACCGCTCCCGAGTCGTCGATCTGGACCTGCAGGTATTGCCCATTCAGCTTGGCCATGTTTCCTCCTGGCGGCGGCCGCTAGTTGGCGGCCAGCATGATGGCGAACGTCAGCTCGTCTGCTGCCGCGCCCGTTCGAGTGAGCAGGCACCGCCAGTAGCGGTCCAGGCTCGTCGTCTGCTTGATCCGCTCGCTGGTGCGGGTCGCCCCGTTGGCAGCGAACGTAATGTAGTCTGCCCACGCCGTTCCGTTCGGGCTGTGTTGGATCTTGATCGAGTACGTGTCGGTCCCCGGCGTGTCTTCGGTCGTCGCCTTGAGCACGTGCAGATAGCCGGTGCCGCCAGCGGCATAGGGCCCGACAGCGGTGTCGACGGTTGTGCCCGTCAGCGTGTTGGTGATCGTCGTGTAGCCCAGGACCTGACCGAGATCCGGCTTCTGGCCGACGGTCTTGAAATTGGCCTGGATCAGCATCTTGGCGTTCGGCTGTGCCGGCACTGTGACCTTGAACTGCCGGCTGGCGACTGCCAGACTCGGGTCGCCTGGCACCGGGCTCGCCCCCTGGCCGATCAGGACACTGAGGAGCTTCTCGATCGTGTTGTTCCCCGGCTCGCGCAGCGCCTTCCACACGCTCGTCTCAGGGCCTGGCGTGGCGTCCGGCTGCGGGTCGAAGAAGGACTCGACCGACGCATCCAGCAACGGCATGCCGGCCTCGCTGCCCATCACGCCGTCCAGAAATGCCGTGTGGTCCAGCTCTGTGTACTCCACGCCCATGCCGTCAAAGGACCGAGTGCGTCCGCTGATGTCGTACCCATGAAACAGCACGGCGCAGAATTGGCCGCTAAGCTTCGCCACCGCTCACCTCCTCGTTCCCGGCGTCGTCCGCCGGGGCTGTCCCGGCCTCGGCCTCGATCGCTCCCATTTGCAGCAGGGCTGCGATGTCGCCGGCGTTCCCGATGGCCGAGGCTCTGAGCCACTTGCCGCTCGGCTCGAGGCGCTTGCCCTCCGGGTTGTCGGGCGTACAGCCCGTGTTGCAGCCCACGAGGACCCGGTATCGGTTCTCGCTCATCACTGCCATCACACGACCTCCTTCACAAGGATCTCGATCTCGGCGTAATGGACCAACACGTCGCCGAACGTACGGAAATCCCAGCGCGCCGCCGGGCAGGGCGGGCCATAGAATTCTCCGGCTGCGCCCTGGTCCAGCCGGCTGCTGTGGAGCGCTGCGGCATCGTCCAGCGCCTGCTTGGCCGTCAGAGCCAGTGTCACGAACGTCTTCTCGCTGGCGTCTTCGTCACTGACCGCCATGTATCCGCGGATCCGGTAGCCGTAGCTCACTTCGTCTGTGCCGGCGGTCCCCGGTGGACCGAAGGTCAGTTGTTCCTGCGACATGTCTTCCAGGCTTATGCTCCAGCCCCGCAGCTGCGAGACGCCAGCGATGTCGGCCTGGTACATCGTCTGCAGGGCCTCCCAATCGTCGGCGAAGCGCTCGTAGTCGTGGACCTTGCCCATGTTGGCCACGCCATCGAGCACCGTCTTGATCGCCGCCCTGGCCTGGCCCTCGTGGAAGGCAGGCATCAGGCGCTCACCTTCGCCATGCGCGCTGTCGCTCGCACTGTCGCCTGAGCGAAGATCTTGTCGACCCTGGTGCGGCCGCCGCCCTCCCAGGCCCGGCGGAACATGTGGGCTCCGGGTGTGCCCCGCCTGGCGATCGCCGCCGCAATCGGCCACGCCAGAGTCTCGTCTCCAAACTTGCGCAGGGCCCACAGCTTGATCGGTGCGATCGGGGGCCAGTGCGGCCGAGTCCCGAACTCGACGTAGTTGGCGTATTCCCTGGGGCTTATCAGACTGGCACCGCCGTGAGCGTCACCGGCCCGAACCTTGCCCACCAGCTCCGTGAGTGGGCTGCCTCGTACCTCGAAGCCAGCCGGGAATTCGATTGAGCTCCTGAGGATCCCGTAGTTGACTGGCGTCCGGGCGGCCACCATCGTCGTCAGCAGCATGCCCGACTCTTCCATCGCCCGCCGGATCTCGTCGTCGACGATGGCTTCCCATCCGGGGATGGCATTCGCCAGCGCCACAAGCTCCGTAACGTCCACAGTGAACTCGATCACAGCCCGCCTCGGCGTCGTCCGTGGAACAGGTAGCCGCCGGCCGGCTGACTCGGCGTCATGCCCACCAACGTCATCCCGGGCTTGCGCTCGGCTTCCTTGTCCAGCCCGAGCATCAGCTTGTATTCCTTCTCGAGGTCCTTGGCCAGGCTGCGGTAGAACTCGCCCTGCCGGCTGCGATCCGCCACGTCGGCGTTGAGCGTGCTTGAACGCTTCTGGCCGAACTTCGAGGCCACCCGCAGGCACGTCTTCGCTGCAGCCAGGTATCCGATCGCGGTCACGTGCTCGCCAGGAATGTCGATCGTGGGGGTCGGGGCCTCGATCCACGTGTAGGGATCCGCCACGAGCATGCGAACCAGTTCGGTTGCCGCGGGCCGATGCACCCGGAAGTACAGCCAGCTCCCGACGTCGGTCAGGTAGATCTCGTACTGATCCTCCCCCAGGAACACAGGCTGCTCGTCGGCTGCCACATCCGCCGCCGGGTACTCGACGGACGCCGGCATGCCCAGCGTGCTCTGCCATCCCGGAGTGGACGCTGTCAGTCTCAGGATGCCCTGGCTCGCTGTGCCGAATGCCGCCCACATCGCCGTGGCGCTGTTGAATTGACTGACGTCGTTGACTGGCGATCCGCCCTGCTTCACCCCCAAAGCGATCTCGGACGTGCCGGCGGCGTACGTGTAGCCCGTGGCGGCCAGGGCGGCGTGATACGTTCCTGCCGGCAGTTCCTCGGGCTCGTCGGCCGAGAACGCCACCCAATCGTAGCGGCCGAGTGGCGCTCCGCCATCGCCGTCGATGTCGACCTCTTTGGACTTCATAACCAGGCTGACTGGCAACCCGGTCACGTCGGTGTAGATCTCGACGAAGGCCTCGCCGGCGACGGTTTCGCCCGCCCGCTGGAGCGGCATTCCAATCTCTCGGATGGCCATGCGCCGCGCCAGGCTGAACTTGATGCCCAGCTTCGTGTTGGGCCCGCTTGCCGTCAGTAGGGCGATACCGGCGTCCCGCAGGGTTTCGGCCAGGTCGATGGCTCGCCCGTGGAGCAGGTAGTACGCCCCGCCATCGCCGGCGAATTCGATTGCTCGCCGGCGCGGCACGTCCCGACCATACCTATCGACGGCCTCTCGGATCGCCCTGTCCCGATCGGCTGCGGGAATCGTCGTGTCGGGGATCCCCTGCAGGTGGCTGTCGACCATCTGTCGCAGGATGGCGATGCCCGTCCTCGTGGCCATCACGCAACCTGGTCGAGCATTGCCTTGGCACCCGCGCCGGTGATGACGACGTGGATGCCCTTGCTGAACACCAGGCCGCCCGGGTACTCAGCTCGGACGCTCGCCCCGCTGGCGGCCGCCTGCAGCTGCTCGATGATCGTGCCCGCCGCGGACGTGTTGTCGTACACCGTCAGGGTCGACAACGCCGCCGCCGGCGTCAGCGTGATCCCGCTTAGGGCTCCGGCTCCGGTGATCTTCGTCCCCGTACTCGAGGCATCGATCGGCTTGGCTGGTCCCATGCTCGTCTCCCGTCATTGAAGGGCGCGGCCGGCGCTGTTCCGCCGCCCGCGCCCCGCTACGTCTGTCCCTTGCCTGCCGGCTCAGCTGCCGAGTGCCTCTACCGCCTTACGCACGGCCTTGATCTGCTTCCCGTTCAGACCGAGCGCCTTCAGCTCGTCATTGCTCATGGCGACTAGGGCCCGTGGATCCTCGGCTTTGGCGGTCTCCAGGGCCTCGAGCACTTCCTTCGGCCACGCGGGCCCGCTGGCGGTCTCCGTGGTGCCTTCGGTGGTCCCGGGGCCGCTGGCGGCGTCTGCCCCCGCCTGCTCGTCGCCTGGGGGCGGCTGGGTCCCCGCCGGCGGCTCGGACGGGCGTTCGGCGGCGGGTCTCGCCTTGGCCTTCGGCATGGCCCCGAGCTCGGCCGTGGCCTGCTCGGTCAGCTTCGCCCGGATGGCCAGCACCAGCTGGACCTTGCCCTTGGCTGCCGGCGTGACTCCCAGGCTGTTGGCGATGCGCTCCAGCTCCTCCCGCTTCATGCTTTCCAGCGTCGGAGGAGCCCCTTCGAGCGCGACGTCAAGATCGTGGTTGTCGACGTCGACCTTCTTGACGCCTGCGGGCCCGTAGTCGATGAGCACCTTGTAGCGGGGCTCGCCCTCCCGGCCGATGTAGCTCTCGGCCTTCACGATCTTCCCCCCGGCTGGCTTCAAGCCCGCTGTCGCCAATACGTCGGCGATCTGTTGCTTGCTCAGCTCTCCCATGACTTCTCGCCTCCCGGCGTGGTTCGTTCGTCGTGTCCCGAGTGTCCTGCTTGGTCGCCTACTCGCCGACCAGGCCGATCAGCATGATCGTGCCCGTGAAGGTCGGCGTGGTGCCGGCGGTGTAGTTCTGGTCGAACGTGATGATCGATCCGGCGGCGATCGTCTTGGGCGCTGCCAGCGTGCGAATGCCGTTGGTCAGGTTGCTCAAGGCCGTGGCCCCTGCGATCTCGGTGCCGTCGTCCTTGATGTCCACCGACGCCGCCGACGGCGCGCCGGCGACGGCTCCGTCGAAGGCCACCGCCTCGAGCAGAAACGATTCGTCGACACGCGTCAGCACCTGGTCGCTGCCTGCGGCCTGCGCCGACTTGTAGATCGGGATGTACACCTTGCGCTCGTTCATGCCGTTGTCTCCTGGTCCCTTGGTCGGCCCCGCTGCCTGGGGCGGCCCCCTGCCGCCCCAGGCCCGCTACGACCGAGCTTGGTTATTGAGGCTAGACGTTGCTCTTGTGCAGCGGCCGGAAGTCGCCGACCGGGGCCGTGTCATACGTCGAGCTGAAGCGCGCCCCGAACATGCGAGCCTTGTACCGCAGCGTGTCGTTGGTGAACATCGCTCCCGCGCGCTCGTCGTCCGCCGAGAACAGCTCGGGCGTCCGCCGGCCGCGCAGCCAGATCAGCCAGATCGCCGGGAACATCGCCGGGTCGGCGATGGCTGCCCAGTTGTCCGCATCCGTCCAGTGCGGCACCACGACTGGCTCGAACGTGCCCTGCAGGAAGCTGCGGGTCTGCATCTCGCCACCCGACGTGGCCCCGCCGCTCTCGCCAGGCACCAGCTCGGAGTTGCGGATCTGGTAGGCCGTGGCCTCCAGGTCGACCGGCACGAGCAGGTAGCGTGGCGTGATCGCCAGCTGCTGGCCTGCCCCGAGCGGCTGGTCGGTCTGCTTGCGCATCGCCGTCCGCACCGCCACGAACTCGGCGTAGCTCAGGGCGGCGGTCCGCAGGTTCGCGTGCCCGCCGGCCGAAGACACCGCCGTGGCGTTGAAGAGCGCACCGCTGTCGGCCAAGACAGGGCCGGTCGCCGTGTTCACGGTGAACACCCGGGCGACCAGCATGCCGATCTCGTTGTACCAGGCGTTGGCCATCCGGGCGGGGATCGTGCGCAGCGTGTTCAGCTTGTCCCGCAGGAACGTTTCGAGCGTCACGCCCACGAACCCACCGCGCTTCACGAACGACGCGGTTTCCTCTTCGTCTTCCATGTCGAGCTCGCCGTAGGCGTCACCCTCGCTCATCACGTTCAGGCCGCCGATGCCGAACACCCGGACCAGCGTTGCGTCGTCCAGGGTGTCGACGTCTTCCTGCCTGACGATCGGGTCCCACCAGCGCTGGCGGACGCTGTAGTCCGCTGCCAGCAGGACGTTGAGGGCATTCTTGACGATACTCGACAGGCTTGAGGTCGTCAGCGACGCCTCGAGCAGGCGCTTGTTCGCCAGGCGGCCGTCGATGGCTGCATCGACGCCACCCATGAAGTCGTAGTACCACTCGCTCAGCCGGGTGGGAACCACCACGGCCGGAGCGCCGGCCTTGACGTGCCGGACGAAGGCTTCCGAGAACCGGCTGGGCGCGTAGTGGTCCTCCGCCCCGCCCTTCACGGCTTCCTTCGCCTTGGTGACCATCTCGGTGAACCGCGTGCTGCCGGCGATCAGCCGGACCAGCGCCATCTCGTACCTGTCAAGCTCAGTGACGGGGCTGACGTCAACCGACTCGGGCAGCCGGATGCTGCCGCTGGCGCTCAGCTCGCTCAGCGCCGCTCGGTGCTGGTCGATGCTTTCCTTCAGGTCCTTCGACTCGAAGGTCCGGCCCTTGAACTGGCCGGCGATCAGGCCCTGCACCTGCTTGGGCAGCCCGGATGCGGCGAGACTCTCGCTCAGCTCCGCCTCGCGGGCCTTCTGAGCGATTGCCTGCTCGGCCTTCACGGCTCGGGCGGCGGCTTCCTCTGCGCGGCGCAGCGCTTCGGTGACCGCGGGCGGCTCGCCTTTCGGCGGCTCGCCTTCGCCCTCGCCCTCGCCCTCGCCTTCGCCTTCGCCCTCAGGCTTCGGCTTGGTTGGATCCGCAGGCGGCGTGCCTTCCCTGACAGCCAGCTTTTCCTTCAGCGCCTTCACCTCGGCCGCAATGGCTGATGCGAACGCAGCCTGGGCTTCGGTGATGGGCCTGACGGCCTCGGCCAGCAACTCGGCGATCAGTTTCTTCAGTGCCTCGGGGTCCATATCTCCCATCTCCTTCAGAATGGCCCGGCTGGCCAGCAACCGGGCTAGGCGGCCTCCGGCGGCGGGGTCGCTCACGACGTCGACACTCAGCGCCCTGGTGATCTTCTCGATCACCTGGAATGTCTGCCCGCCGAGGGCCCGGATGGACCGCTCCATTCCGTCGCCCAGCGCATCGATCGACAGCCCGATGGCGCTCAGCACGCCAGCGTCGTGCGCTTCGACCAGCTTTTCCCGCATCGCCTTATCGATGAGTTTCAGCGTGGCCTTGACCGCGTGACCTGCTGCGTCCCACCACGGCTCGACCAGCACACCGACCCATTCCTCCCCGACGGACCGGGCTCCCCCTGATGCCTCGAATTCCTCGTCCGTCTGGTGGTTGTCGAACACCTTCACGCCTTCGAACAGCGGCGCTGCGCTTTCCAGCGCCTCAGCCAGATACAGCCGGCCGTTCTTGCTGCGGATGTACGTCTCCTCGTCTTCGGTGATCAGGTCGGCCTCGGTCTCGGGCCCGATGATCACCACCTCCCACTCTGTCCCCCGTTCCTTCTTGTCCTTGGCCTCGACCAACTGCAGCCGCAGGCTCTCGCTGACCGGCATCCAGCTCTGCTCAACCTTCGTCCACTTCGATTGGTCGGCGAACTCGATCTCGCCGTCGGCGTTGTGGCCGTAGCCGACCAGGTAGCACTCGCCGTCGTAGTCAGCGATAACCGCGTCTTCGTAGACCGTCCTCACCCACGTGTTGTGCGCCGGCTGGCCAGCCGCGGTGGGCTTGTCGAATTGTCGGTAGAAAGCCGAACGCACGTCCTCGACGAGCTCGCTCAGGTCCTTGCCGTGTGCGGTGGCTTCCTTCGTGCTGGCGTCGACGACCTGACCGCCGGCGTACTTCTTTCCCTTGTTGGCCTTGGCAATGCGCCGGCCCATCGTGGCCCACTCGCTGTCGGTGTAGCCCCCGGCCGACTTGTTGCCCGCGTCGTTGAACCGCGTGATGGCGTTGATCGCTCTGGCTTCGGGCTCGAGGGGATACCTGTAGTTGACGGGGTCTGCGAACTTACTGTCCGGCACACTGGCGTACTCGGCCGGCCTGGTGACGTTGCCCCCCTTCTTGATCCCGATGCCGTACTTCTTTGCCCTGGCGGCCTGTGCCTTCTTGTCGGGATCCTCCGTAGCCTCGGTGACCCGACGGTGTGGCCTGCCTGCATGACGCAACGGTGGGGTGCTTGCCATCTGGCCTCCCGACGTCGGGAACGAAAAACGCGCCGCTCAGTGCGAGCGGCGCGTGGGTCCACGGTTCACGCACCTGACCGCTGGCCTCTCGGCGCGGTCCTCACCGGCCAATTTACACCGCGAGCACCGGCGCTGTCAAGGGCTGTCGCTGGCCGTCGTTCAGGATCCGAGTGTCATCAGGAAGGCGAACAGGCCTCCGATGGCGATGGCCGCGACCACGAACATGGCGCACCTCGAGCAGCCTTCTCCGGTCTGCTGGCGCTGCTTCTCCGCCTCCTGTGCCGTCGCTGGTGCCTTTGTCATGCTCCCTCCGTGTAGTGTTCCCGCACGCGGAAGGACTGCAGTCCGTCCTTGCCGCGCCCGTCCTTCACAACATACACCGCGTGGGCTCCGGCGTCCAGCTGCCGGATCCGCTGCAGCAGGTGGAGTTCGCCCTGGGTCAGACGCAGCTCGTGATCCGGCTTCGTCGGGTGCTCGGCACTGACATCGAGGTCGCCATTGCGCCAGCTGCTACGCATCGCCGCCCATCGGTCTCATTGCCAGCGCCAGGGGATACGCCGTGAACAACATGGGCCGCCCCGGATGGCTGGCGTTGGTGTGCGACGCCATCCGAATCTCGCCGTCGACTCCGCTGCATTCCCATCCGCAGTGCGCGCACCGTCGTCTGAGGCACTTGGCCGCCAGGGCCCGACCCTGCTCCGTGGGCTCAATGGTCAGGAGCGGCCACAGCGGGTTGTCCCAATGCCAGTCGGCCTTCGCCGGCCGCGTGTCGTTCACTTGGGCTGCACCTCGACAACCGTCACTCCGTACGTCTCCGCAACCCTAAACGTGCGCCCATGCTCTTGACGAACAGTCCAGCGCTCCGGGATTCCACCAGGCAACGTCGTCGGCTCTCCCGTTGTGGCGTCCTTCGCGTTCCTGTGCGTTCCCAGCTCGACCTCGTCGACCACCGTCGACGCCACAGATCGGAAGGCTGGAGCGAACTGCTCCAGCAGGTGCGCCATGTAACCGTCGAGAGCCGGGGCTCCCAGCCATGGGGCTTCCCAGCCAGGTGGTCTCATGTCACGGGATCCCTCGACGCCGCTCCAGTCGGTGCCCAGGCGATCTCGCATCCGCAGGCCGGGCAGAACGCCCACGGCCGCAGCAGCGGGCCCCGACAGCGCCCACACGCGCCGTCGGCGTTGTCAGCGACGGCCTGCAAGACAGTGATCAGCGCTTGCGATCGCCCGGCCAATCCGGACGCAGGCCGCCCACGCTCTCGCCGTCCAGCCATCGATCCACTTACCTTCACGTCTGGCCTCCCGGGCCCTGCGGGCCCGCTCATCCGCTTTCGCCTTATCCCACCGAGGCTGCAGCCGGCGCTGATATGCCTGCGCTTCGCTCGCTCGCTGGAAGACCCGCCGGCTGGGCCGCCACTCGCGGCTGCCCTCGGCCAGATGGATGAGCGCCCTGTATTCCCGGCCCATCGTGGTCTCGATCCGTATCGTCCTTGCAGCGAAGTCCGGTCGCCGCCGCAGGATCCGGGGCACTGCATAGTTTACTGGCTTTGGCTTTCGCATCGGCTGCCACGTGTCTGTCACTCTATCCTCGTGGGATCCACTTCGAGCGGCGTCATCGAGATGACCTTGCCGCCGACGAAGTCCGCGCCCGCCCGGGCCAGCACGTCCAGGGCATCCCACTCGCTTAGCAGCCTAGCAGTTGGCCACGTCTGCAAGCCGGCGACGGTCTCGAGTAGCATGCGCAGCCTGTCGTTGTCGCTGTGCCAGCCGTCGACGTCGAGCGTTGCCCGCGTCCCGTCCGGTAGTTCGATCGTTGCCTGCCTGGCCATGGCTACCACCATCCCCGGAGGAGCCCGACGATGAATGCGAAGTGGCCGGGATCCCGCTGAGCAAACTCCATCGGGTTGTTGTACAGATTCTCGACGCCCGTGCTGACGATCTCCGTCTGACGCATGTTGGTCGGCCCCCACGACGGAGCGTTGTTCGGGTACAGCCTTCCCGTGTATGGCGTATACCACTTGTCTCGGTATCCCGTCTGCCACGGCGCGCCGCCCACCACGTGCATGTCCTCGCCTGGCATCCGCCTGCTGAGCTCGTACTCGATCGCTCGGGCCTGCAGGTGATGCCCGGTGCCGCCAATGTTCTCGAGGTGGTGGCCGAACTCGTGGATGTACGTATCCAGGCCATCGGCGACGAACAGATTGGCTCTGCGAATAGCCGGGTCGTAATTGGCCGTCTCCAGAGCCTGCTGGTAGCTCGCCCTGATGGGCACAATGGCGTCACCGAAGACGTCCTTGCTCGTGATCGTCCGCAGGAAGTCCTGGGCCTCCCGGGCCCGGCCGCGTTGGAAAGCAGTCGTCCCCGGATCCCACAGCACTCGCCGCCATCCGGGCCGCTCTGCTGGCGGCAGCCGCAGGGCCCGCTGACCCGCAGACCGCGCGACGACTTGGGCCTTGATCAACAGCTTCTGTTTGTCTCTGAACGCGACCCTCAGCGCCTCGAGTACGTCCCTCTGATCCAGCCCGAATTCGGCGATGTGGTCCCGCAGAGTCCGCATTGCGACGTCGGCTTCCGCCTGGGCTGCCCGGACAGCCTTGCCCGCCCGCCTGGTCGCCCTGTCCATGCGGGCGACGACGTCGTCGATATCACTCTGGTGCTCCGCCATGACATCCGCCAGCAGGCGCTGCTGCGGTGTCAGGGTCACACCCCCCTGCCCACGGCGCATCTTCTCGCCTTCGATCGACGCCTCGAGATCCGCCCCCAGCAAGTCCTCGAGCGGGCCCCAGGCCTCTCGGTAGGGCACACTGCGGCATCTGCAGTTGGCTCGCTCGCCGATCGGCAGCTGCGGATCTCCCGGGTAATCCGCCGGCGGGCCGCCTTCGCCCCCGACGTTGAATGCCTTATCGACCGGGCGCACCTGGCCGTGCGTGGCCAGATGCGTATCTCGCGTTCGGTCGTCGCCGGTCGCAAGCCAGACCTTCAGCAAGTCGGGGAAGCGCTGTGCGGCCCCCTGAAGGCCAATTTGTGTCGCTGCATTCTGCGCGGCGATCGTCTCGGTGCGCAGGATGAGTTCGGCCTTGTAGCTCAAGCCCGTCGAGCCCAGCTCTCGGAAGAGCCGCTCATTGCGAATCCCCACGATGTGCGTGATCTGCTGCATGACTTCGAACGGCGTGAGCTCGCCGAGGAACCCGACTGCCACCACCTGGGCGATCTGTGCCCGCATCGCCTCCGTGATCGCCGTGATCCTGTCGAACGTAAATGCCTGGAACGCGTCGTGCGCCCGCAGCATCCGGGCTGCCGTGAAGCCCGGCGTCCCAGCGAAGCCCTCGGGTGCGTACCATGCCGCTCCGGCTGGCGTTGTCCCGGCGGGCACGGGCTGACCGAAGCGAATGATGCGCTGGCCAAACGTCTCGCCGCTGACCCAGCTGGCCTCGAAGGCTTCCATGCCGCCGGCGACGATGTCCTCGGCTGCCCGGCGCACGATGCCGTCCACTTGGGCCCGGATCGCCGCGATGTCACCGCCGCGCCAAAGCTCGGCGCTCAAGGCAGTGCTGAGTTCGTTGTGGAGCAGGGCCAGTCTGTTGAACGCCGCTTGCACCGCCCGATCGCTCAGGCGGTTGCCGGCCACCAGCGTGTCGTAGATTGAGCGCCGGAATTCCGGAGTCGCCAGTGTCGCCAGTGCCACTCAGCCAGGCCCCCAGCCCTCGAGCTCCACGTGCTCGTGCCATCCGCATCCGTCATGGGTGCAGACGACACTCGGCGTCACCCGGCCAGCGTGGCCGGCCCCGCACACGACCATCGCCGTGAACCGCCCGGTGTTGCCGATGCGCACCGGCCGCCAAGTCAGCGGCGTGTCTGGATCCAGCGTCGGGCGCAGAGCCCGCCTGAGTCTCACGCCTCTTCCTCTTCGGGCTCCTCGTCTTCCTCGTCTTCCACTGGCTCCTCGTCGTCTGACTCTGGCTTCGTGCCTGGCGGCTTCCGGCCGTTCCCCCTGCCGGCCAGGGCCGCAGCAAAGTCGGCCCGGGCCTGCTTGTCCGCCTGCGACTCCTGATCGGCCTCCAGCGCCTTCTCGACGTCGATCTCTACGCCCAAAGTCTTGGCGACTGCCGCCAGAAGCTCAAGCGCAGGCCGCAGCGGCAGAATTCCCGCCAGGTGCGCCTTGTACACTGCCGAGACAACGTTGTCCAGGGCCGTCGCCGCCGCCGTCACGTCCTTGACCGTCATCTCGGGCAGCGTGATGCTGAAGGCCTCCCGGGCGGCTTGCGTGACGGGTTGGCCGTCGACGGTCTGTTGCTCGCCAGCCTCATCGGTCACCGGAACCTCTTGGGGCAGCAGCCCCAGCGCCACCAGAATATCGATCTGGTACTGGCACATCTGCGTCAGCGCATCCTCGACGAACGCCTGGCGGCGGCGGAGCATCCGATACGTGGGCTCTCCCATCTCGGCCGCTGTCGCCCGGTTGGTGTAACCGCCCTCGGCTACCCAGTGCTCTGGCACGCGCATGCCGCCGGCAATGAACACTCGCAACTGGCGCACGATCGTCTCGATCTCGGCCGTCCGCAGTGTTGGATTCTTCGCCTCGAGCGTCGTGTTCTCGTTGTGGGCGTACACGCTGTTGGGCGGCGCGTTCTCCAGTTTCTTGGCCTGGTGTTGCAGGTTGCTCTCAAGCTCGGGGGCCGTCTCGCTCCCGCCCTTGATCTGCAGGTCCCACACGAACTTGCTGAGCATGGCCACGTGCTCAGCGGCGTCAAAGAATAGCTCGTCATAGCGATCGAGCCAGTCGATCATTGGCAGCAGGTCGGGCCGGCCCCGCGTGCCCGTCGAGACCTTGTTGATCTGGAACAGGAAGCAATCGCCGGCCAGGGGGACGCCAGCGAGCAGCTCGCCCTTTTCGATGACGGCCGAGCCGCTGGCCTGCTCCCTGAACCGCCATGCCTGGCCGCTGACCGTCTGGTCGCACCTGCTAACCAGCGAGGCCAGGGCCCGATGATCCGGGCGGCCATTCAGCCGCCCCAGGTTCTCTGTAAGCCTGGCGTAGGCCTCGTAGTCCCGGCGGCCTCGCATCGGCTTCTGCAGGCCGTCTGACTTGACGAGCGCATAGATCAGTCCTGTGCTCTCGGTGCCTTCCGGCTTGATTTGCACAGCGAGCACGTGCCGGCGATTGCCCGGCGCTGTGATGACGGCTTCGATTTGCGATGGATCCACTGGGGCCAGGCGCAGCCTGCCGTCGGCCTTGATTCCCTGGTCGCTGCCATCGCGCACGACGGCCAGCCGGAGCACCTCGCCGAACATGCCCAGCTCCCTGACAAGGGTCTCGGTGCCTTCGCCATCCATGTCGTTGACCGGATCGAACCAGAAGGCATCGAGCGCCTTTTCCACCTCCGGGTCTTCCACCGCCAGCGTTGCTCCGTCGCCGACGACGTAATCGACGATGATCTCGGTGAGGGCCTTGGCCAGGGGGTTGGTGTTCCACAGGCGATAGGCTGCCTGGATCGCCCGCTCTTGGCTGATGCTGCTGAGATCCCTAGGGGCCGCCCTCGTGCTGCGGTAGCCCAGCGCCAGGGGCTGGCCATCTGGCCCTGTGTAGGGCGGCTCGTCGTTCCCGCTGTAGTCCGTTCCCTCTCTGAATCCCGAGAGGTAACCCCTGCTCGATGCCGCCTTGATCGCATCGGAGATGCGGCGCTCGACGTCGTCCGCTGTCAGACCGCCGATCAGGTGGATCGTCCGCTCTCGCATGCGCAGTCCGCGTCTATTCGCCATCGCCCGCGCTCCCTTCCTCACGTGCCGCACCCGTCTGATACTGGTCGAAGTGTCCCGGTGCCTGCGTCACCCGCAAGTCGGCGAGCACCTGGCCATCGACGTCGATGCCCCAGCCTGCCGCCATTTGCAGAAGCAAACTGACGGGCTTGCCAGCGACCGCGACGATCGTCACGCCCTGGACCGCGTGGCCTATATCGATGCCACAGAACTCCACTTTGCCTATGCCCCGGCCGTCAATGTCCAGCCGGAGGTTCGGTCTGCCGTTGCCCTCCGGCCCGGCCTTGGCGGTATCGTCTGTCATAGTGGGTACACCTCTTTCAGGATCCACAGCGCTGCTCGCGCGTGTGGCGGATCTGCGGTCTGGATTGCCCGCAGCAGCCACCACCCACTGACGCTGGTGCCGCCCGGGAGGTGATTCGTGGGCCGCTCGCCGTGTTTGATGATGCTCGCATGCACTCCCATTGCCCTGGCGAACGTCTCTTGCCCTTCGTCGAGTCGGCCCCTGGCTGCTCGTAGAGCATTGGCCATTCTCCGCCGGCGTTCGTGCCATTCTCGCACACCTGGGGGATCCGGCACAAGAGGCCGGGTCATTGCCAGGTGCTCTTGCGTGCCCGCCGGCCGCCTGGCTCCACAGGCCCACGCTGCCACGTGGCCCGATCGCTCTGCGCCCCGCGCTTGCGGGCAGCCTTCACGAGAACCGATGTCTCGCCGGATGCCGGCGGCCCAATGATGTCCAGGGCTGCGTTGGCGTACAGATCCGCGTGAGCGAAGTGGTCGGGCCCGCTGTCGATCCAGCGTGCCACGGTGTTGCCGCCGGCCGTCTTCTCGATCACCCTGGTCAGCACTCCAAAGTGCCGGATGAAGTCAGGCACTGCGCTCGCCGTGCTCCCCGGGTTGGTGATCTCGCCGCCCTCATAGGCTGCTCGCAGCTGGTCGAAGTGGCGGGTGCGGTCGAGTTCAATGGCGTACTCCTCGCCCGCCTTCTCCCGGGTCGGCTCGTCATGCTTGGTGCCCTCCTTGCCGCCCACGTAGAAGGCCACCTTCACCTTGTGCCGCCATCGCTTAGCGAAGTCCAGCGATGACTTGGCTTCGGGCAGGGCGTCGATGACCGCCTGGCGCACGCCGTACCGCTGCATCAGGTCGTCCAGGCGATCCCACCCTGTCTCGCCGATCCAGAGCGCCGGCCGCGTGACCTGGCGGTGCTTGCCGTCTTCGTCCTCGATCTCGACCACCTCCCAGCGCCGGATCACCACATGCAGCACCGCCCCAACATCGATGCCCATCGCCGTCCGCACGCCGCTCTCGGCCATTCCGTAGTCGCCCATGGACGCCCGCATCACGCTTTCGCTGAAGCCGCCGCCCCTGGGCTGGTAGGGCAGGCCCAGGTCCTGGTTCCACCACTCCTTGATCTTCGTCTCGTCCAGCGTCTGGCCGGCGCGGATCAGCCCGGCGAGATCTGCGTTCGGGCTCGCCAGCTTGTTCACGACGTAGCCGTGGATCTCTCGGCCGGGATGCCGAGCCACCCAGGACGTCTTCCCCCGGCGCACGTCCAGCGCCCGGCCGCAACGGTTGCACGCCACAACGGGCTGGCTCGTGCCGCGCCGGCGAAACCACTTTAGCGGTCGGCCGGCGTCATCCGTCTCGCTGATCAGGTTGCGAAACGGATCCAGGCTCTGCCAGCGGCCGCAGCCCCCGCACTTGATCCGCCATTCCCTCTGGTCGCTCTCGGTGATGACGCGATCGATCCCGAAGTCAGGCAGGCTCGGCGTGCTGATGAAGCGTTGCCACTTCAGGGCCGAGTGTCCCAGCCGCTTTTCGCCCAGCGCCACCGCCCGCTGGTCCATCTCGTCCAGCTCGTCGAAGGTCACGAGGTCGACGGCCGCCACCTTCAGCTGCGGGGCCCGCCCGTCCTTGCGCACGCTGGCATGGCGCAGATACAGGAACCTGTCGCGGATCCTCTTGAGCGTTAGCCTGTCCGCCTGCCTGGCTCGGTGATCGCCGGTCTCGACCAGGGGCCTGACGATACCGGCGATGTACGGGCTGGCTTCGATGGCCAGCCCGATCCGGGTGGAACTGAAGTCCTGGACGTCGCCCGTGCCCGGCAGCAGGTAGAGCGCGTTGGCCCCCCGGGCGTCGCTCGCCCAAAAGGCATCGGTGATCGCCCACTCGCTCATGCCCATCTGGCTGGCCTTCCGCACGGCGATCACCTGGTGCTCGTCTTCGTAGAGCCCGCGCAGGTACGGATGGTCCTCGAAGTCGAGTCGGACGTCGGGCCACAGGAACTCCCTGCGGGTCAGCGCCCAATCGATCCGAGCACCCGGCGACCCGCGGCCCGCAGCCGCTGGCCCGGTGGGTCGCCGCAGGCTGTCGATGATGTCGGCCGCCAGGACATCGGCGGCTGGGGATGCGTTCACTGCGTCCGCTCGCCCAGGCCGGCGACGCCGCAGCCGCAGGTCGGGCACGGTCGGAGAATTGCCCGATGCGCTTCAACCCATGCGGCGTCGTGCGCCTCGTCGGCGTGTACGTAGCCATTGGGTGTCTTGTGCCCGAAGCCGAAGCAGTTCGGGCAGTTCTCCCAATGCCTTATCCGGCAACCGAACTCACATTCTCTGAGGGCCTGGCCACCGAGCCCTGTGCTCCCGGGGCTCATGGCTGCTGCGCCATCCATCTGTTGAGGCGATCGCGGTCGTCGATCAGATCTCCCAGGTCCCGTATCAGGGCGGCCACGGCGTTCGCCTGCGCAGCCCGTACCTCATCGATCGTACTCGGCAGTGGCAGCGCGTTCAGCATCGCTTGCTTGGTCTCGGGCCCCCTCTGGCCGACAGCACTCGCATAGTCCTTGGCGATCCTGTCCCACTTGCGGATGGCTTCCGCAAGGCCCTCCCCCGACTTAGCCTTGTCGTAGCGATCCCTGATGGCTGCGAATTCCATTGGCGTTGTCATACGCTTGGCTCCTTCGCCTCTTCCACCTTCGGGCGGTCGGCCGCCAGGACGCGGTAGCGCCTCGCTGCATCGGCCGGCTCCCTGGCGTACCCGGCGATCTCGTCGACAAGCCGGGCGAGCGCCTCGGGAGGGCCACCGACGCCGCGTTGCAAGAGCAGCACGTCCCGGTGGCCGGCAATGTCGGCGATGAAAGCCAGGGCGTCTCGCAGCTCGAGAAAGCCCTTGGCCACGATGTCGCCCGTGAGCGCCCGGCGCTTGGCGATATCGAGCAGCACGGCGGGCGGTGCTGGGTCGGCTCGACCTCGGTTCGGCCTGGCGCGAGGATCCCAGCCGTCAAGTAGCAGCCACTCGTGCCATCCGCAGCCGTTCGGGCACAGCAGACTCGGCGTCACTTTGCCGGCATCGTCGATCTGGTGCTGGCTCAGGCTCAGCACGTGGCCGCTCGGGTCGCACACGAGTGCGGTCTGCCGCCACTGGCCGAATGGTTCGTCTCCAGGCGGCCCGATCCACGCCGGTTTCCATGTGCCCACTGCCAGAAGGTCGTCGCGTCTTAGCGTCTGCGTCGGTGTCACTCTTGCCTCCGTTCGAGCTTACGCAGCTCCTCGGTCGCCCATTGGCGCTCGTTGATGTGCCCACAGGCCGGGCATGCGTGATGCTCCGGCAGCAGCCCGCGCTTGCCGCACCTCCGGCAGTCCCAGCGCTCGCCCGTGCTGGGTAGCACGATCGGCTCGGCCGGCCCTCGCACATGAAGTTGGCGATCCACCAGCCCGCGGTTGGCTGGCAAGCTGTTCGATCCAAGGTTCTTCATTGCCCTGCCTTTGGCGCGGGCTCTGGCTGGATCCCGAGCGTCGCCCGCGCCGGCCCCTGGGTATCGATGGTGTACGCCACCACCGCCACTGCCTGGACTCCGCTGCCGATCCTGCGCATGGCGCTGATGAGTAGTCTTGCCTCGTTTCCTGGATCCGTCTCGTGCCTGCCGCTGGGCAGCGCTTTTCGTACTCCTCGGCCGGCCGTGACCAGAAGGCCCCACCGGCTCCCGGCGTTCACGAGCGCCACCTCGGCCTGCGCCGCCAGCATCGTGGGCACCAAGTAGAACCTGGTCGTTCCCAAGCCTGGCCAGCCACCCCTGCGCCGGCTGGGCTTGTGGCCATCGGCCCGGAAGTCCGCCCATGTCCGCTTGCACTCGACCACGATGCTTTGGGCTCCGCTCCGCCATCCGATAGCGTCCGGGGTCTCGCCGACGGCGCTCGTCATCTCGGTGATGACCACGCAGCAACGCTGACTGCGTAGCCAGCGCCTGGCGATCGCCACCAACTCGGCATGTGTCAACTCCGCGCCCGTCCTACCCATCGCCACTCCTTCACCGGCCGCTCTGTCTTGTCGCTGGGGTCGAGCACGACAGTCTCGATCCGCTTGCCCACGACGTCGAGCACGAGATAGCGCCTGCCGGTGCGGAACAACAGCACGTCCCCGACTTCGGGCGGCTCGCCCCAGGCCAGCCGGAGCGTCACCGGCTCGCCCGGGCGCTTCATGTCCTCGCCGGTAATTCTCTCAGCAGGAAGCTCTCATTCGGCACCGGGTAGTCGGCGTATCTGCCTCTGGAGATTCGGATCCTGCCCGGCGTGTTGCGCGGGTTGCTGAGGATGCGCAGGCCCTTGATCTCCGCCGGGAACGGCATCACTACGTGGGCTGTCACTGGCTCCCCGTGCCCCGACGTTGCGCCTTGCAGCGTGATGTTTCCTCCGCTCTCGAACTCCAGCGTTGCAATGAACGACGTGGGGACCAGCGCGGTCTCTACTTCGAAGTACACGATATCGCCTTCGTCAAGCTCCAGCAGCGACGGCCCCGCTGGTCTGGCCAGTGGGCCCAACCTGGGAGCAACGACGGCGGCGGCGGTGGTGAGCGAAACAACCTTCAGAAAGTCCCGCCTATTCATCCATGCTCCTCCCTCTGTTACTCTGCTCGGCCAGCTGGGCCATCCCACTGTTGGCAAGGCGCTTGCCGAATGCCTCGGCCACGTGGTCGAGGATGAATTGTCGCTGCCTCTCTGGTATCTCGGAGGCCGCTACGGCCTCCCGCACTGCGAATGTGAGGCCCCGGTAAAACGCTAGGGCCACCTCGAGGCGCAGGCTTTCCCTGCTCTTGTCGGCCGCCCGCACTTTAGTCTCGACGACCCTGCGGGTTTGCTCGATGACCGCCAGCACGCCATCCCAGGCTTCAGCCTCCGTTGCACCAGCGCCCAGCAGCTTCTCCAGCGCTTGCACGTGCCTCGTGACTGCCGCTTGGTCGTCTCGTCGGCCAGCCAGCTGCAGGCCCGCGAGCTCCGCCTGGGCCCGCTTCCACGCCCCCTTGAGATCAACATCGCCCGACCGCCTCAGCAGATCCTTCCGCCTGGCGATCAGCAGAGCGATCTCGTCCTCCATGCGCATCGCCTCGTCGATGCGCTGGAGGGTGGCCTTGTGGTCCGCCCGCAGCGCCTTTGGCACATACCGACTGCGGCCGCCGTGAACGAACTGCGGATGGCTCACCCCGCGCCTGGCCGTCCCGCCGGCACGCTTGCACCTGCCGTTCGCCATCGGGATGAAGGAGCACGGTGTGCCGTCTCTGGTGCGATGCCCGCAGATCCGCAGCTCCCGTCGCAGCTCATTGAGTCTGGCCTTGCCGAGCTCCCGAGTGTCGTGCGGCCAGCCTTTGGCGTCCAGCCACGCCGCCACCTGCGCCTTCGTTGCCATAGCCCGGGATCAGCGGATGGCCTAGCGCCACTCGGAGGACGAGGCCGGGGGCGGCGGCAGGCGATCGAACAGGCCCACCATGAGGCTCTGCATCGCCTCCATCGCCCTGGCAGCCTCTTCCGTCGCAGCGCCCGTCGCCTGGACAGCACCTGTCATCAGCCGGGTCGTCTCGCCCCATCTGGCCTGACCAAGAATGAACCTGGGCTCGGCGTCGCCGAGGGCCGTCACTTCGATCGCCCCGGACGGGATCTCGGGCTGGCCAAACCAGGCCATGGGCCCCCCGCACGCCACACATCCGCCCCGGAGATCCCGCAGCGGGCTCGTGTGTGAGCAGTAGCTGCATGCGGTCGCCTCTGCGAGGAGATAATCGTGCCGGCCGATGTGAATCGTCAGCGCTCGCCAGCCGCCATCGAGCAATCCCGCCGCAGGCACGGTGTTCCAATCCGAAGCCGTGATCATGCCGCCCGGCGGTGGTGGTGGCAGGTAGCCCATCACGCTCGCTCCGCTCTCAGCAGCATGCGCACGATCTCCCTGTGCTGGAGCCGCCCCTTCTGCCCGCGGGCCCACATGGCTAGCTTGCGTGCCCCGTCGCGCTCCGGGCCCGTCATCTCGTGCAGCACCTTCTTGAGATCCGCATCGGCTCGCTTGCTTTGGTCTGTCACTGCGCCTCCTTGTGCTCTCGCATGTAGGCCAGCGCCGCCGGGCGCGGCGCTCTCACAGCAATTGAGGTTGGTCGCCCTCGCCTTCCGGCTCCGCCGGCTTCAGCTTCGTCACTTCGCTCATCCGCCCCAGGTGTTGGCCTGCCCACACAGCAGCCGCCTGCGCCGTCTCGAACACGCGCAGCCGGCGGTCCTCGTCGTAGAACGTCTCCCGGCCGTCGACGACGATGTAGCCCTGCTGTCCGGCATGCCACTCGATCGCCAGCCGGGAGACG